GTTGCAATGAAGTTGAAAAAGCTCTGGAGACTCTGGGCTCTGGCTCTAGGTCAGAAAGCCGGAGACTCAGATCGCGAGAGTGATATTATTGGAGTATTTAGAACTCTCATCGTTTTGTGTTATATTATTACCAACATAACAATCATATTGGGTGTGATACGTCACTGGTAAAGGAAGTAGAAAAATGATTAATCCAAATGAGATTTATGTACTATGGCAGGAAGGAGATAACTGGAAAGCAATGACTTATAATCACTTCTCTGTTGGGAATACTGGTTTAGTAGACAAAGAGTTTCCTGTAGGTCAAGGTCCTAGCATGATTCATGCTCGTGAGAGCTTGAAAGAAAAGTTGGGCAAGTTGGATGAAACAAAATGAGTGAATGGATATCCGTGAAAGAAGACCTGCCTGAGATTCCTGAGGGGAAACACGCAGTCCCAGTCATTGGTGCCATGTTTGACCGATTTGATTTTAACAACGGGCAGGGTGGTTACCATGTGGACCATGGATTGTATGGTGAGCATGCTACCAGTCTAAAGCCTGTCTTCTTGTTCATTCAGTTTAGCGGTGGTGAATATGAACCGCTAGATGAAAGCTACACTAATGATATGGGTATTCAGCTTACTCACTGGATGTACGAACCCAGTACAGGCGAGCTGGAGGCATTGCAGCAAGACTCGCCCAGCAACCAGCTACGCCGTCTTATGGAACGTATTCGTCCCGATGTAGAAGTTGCTGGTTGGGTATACAGGGAGCTTGAGGTTATATTAAAAGGATGGGAAGGAAAATGAACCAAGATTTTATCTATGATAAGTTGTGTGAAATTGAAAAGACACTGTATAGCCTATCCTCAGCAATGGGTGATGATTCAGAGTATATGTGGACTCATCTGAATGACGCAACAGAAATGGTTAGACAACTGAGAGAAACTGTTGAAAATGCATAAAGATACACCACCACCTCTTACAGAACTAGAACAATGGAATGCCAGAGTATATCTGGCTATCAACCATGAAGATAATGGTAAGTGCCATATTTATGGAGATGATGGAGAACTTCAGTGCGGTAATGTTGCTCGTCATGGCAGAAGCATAGATTTTCGTAGAGAACCTTTCAGTGACCTTTTAAATATTGTTCAAGAGACACGGATGAAAGAGTACCAGATTGGTCAAGGTAACCTCTCTTGGGAACAAGTAACACCAGCACAGATTGTTGCTGGTATGGAAAAGCTTGCAAGTGATATCCGAAAGGGAAAGGTTGGTACGGTGGTTGTATGATATACGCAGAATGGAACATGTTGACTGACGATGAAGATTTAGAAATTCAAGAGTTCTACTACGCAAATGGCTGGCAGGTATCCAAACCTATGAAATATACAGAAAGACTATTAAAGTATTGGATACCAGTATATGGGCGGGAAAAAGTTAAAGGAGAAACCAAATGAGTCGTGGATTATGGATTACTGAGGAGTCGCTAATCGCTCTAAAGGCAGACACTGAGAACCTGTTTATGGGTGGCCGTATGAAAGACTTTGAGTCTGTCACCAAGTATTTTGAGGGCGCTATTGCCAGTGTAACTGATGCTCCAGTTGCTCCGTACAACCCCAAAGATAACATTGATGAGATGCTAGAGATGTATAGACGACAAGAAGGATTGCGTGAAGAAAATCTTGTAGATAGCATTGCTATTGCTATCATTAATGGTTACTGTGTAAACAATCCAGTCAATCATTTAAATCTCATCAACACCTGGGACATGGCTCGCAAGATAGTGAAAGCCAAGGAGGCAGAACCAAAATGACAGGACAAGAAATAGCTGACGCAGTGAACAGCATACTCAAGGAAGCATCCCTTTATAAAGAGGACTTTAGCATGGACGCTATTAATTGGGGTGACCTTAAATGCAATGAGGTGAGACATATTTCTACCATTTATCCCGAAGAAGATAAAAGCATAGAAGTCATTATTGACGAGGCTTCTCCAGACGCATATCACCTATGCGAGTTTGTTTATGATAAATTAGCAGAGCGATACGGCGTTGAAGTCTATGTAAGAACAGAGTGGTAAAACCCAAATGATGAAGAACTATTTGTCAGAGGCCAAGACACGAGATGCGTTAGTTAAGAAGTTGGCGGCCAAAAAGATTACAGCAGAAGAGGTTTTACACATACTTTTAACAGATCAAAAGTATCCGCCTAAAAGAGCTGCTGAGGTTCTAAAGGCTATGCTAGAGCAGGCCGAGGATATTAAATCTAAATTTGTTAGAGAAAGAAACGACTCAGACCAGTGGTAGACGTCATAAACTAATTTATAATGAAGCCTAGTTATCTTATTGTTTCCAGCAAAGCTGGAACAAAAGCCTATAAGTTTTATTTTTTCAATCTATTAAAAAGACCACTTGTGTTTTCATTTTAAGGAAGCGTTAGGAATCTTAGGAACTGGTGGAATACCTGTGAAGTCTCGTACTCCGGGAGTATCCAGCAGATTGCTATAGAAGTCAAGTGCTTCAATTGGATCTAGCATGATCTGAAAATGCAAATGTGGACCGGTTGCTTCACCGGTTTTTCCTGTACTTCCAATGATCTGTCCAGAGTTTACACTCTGACCCTCATGCACATACACACCACTTAAATGACCATAAAGGACGTAGACGTTAATTCCGCGATATTTAGTTTTAAGAACCAGCATTCCACCAAATACAAGATCACCTTTAAATCGCTTACTTGGTGGTGGATAACATGAAACAACTGTTCCATTGCCAACAGCAAAAACACTAGTTCCAGTTGGCACTCCTAGATCTATACCGCTATGAAAACCGGCTCCACTTCCTAGTGGATTCTTTCTATCACCAAACGGTGAAGTAACTGGAGAGGGTTTTTTGAGCGGGTATGGCAAATCTTGGGCTTCTGCTGTGTATAGCACAAATAACACTGCCAAGATCTGCAGCATTATAAGCCGGATCATACTTAATTAGTAGACAAAATAATACAATCGTTACTAAATATACAATATAGAGGGTATAACTATGAAAAGTTTAAATTTTAATCAGGTAAGAAGACTACAAGAAGAGCAAACTCCCAGAGAGCATGTTGAAGAAGAAGTAGGAATGGTCCTAGGAAATCTTAACGCTCTTTGTGACAACACTCAAGAAGTATTGGACATGATGCTTAGCGGAGAAATTAATGTTGATAACGGTGTTGAAGCATGGGTTGTAGAAAAGATTGCTCTAGCTCATGAGGCTATGGAAACTATCAAATCCTATTTGAAGTATAATGATAACGAAGAAGATGAAAATAACGAAGAAGATGACAATAACGATTAAAAGATTTATTTAAAAAAGTTTTAAGGACTGGGTGAAACCAGTCCTTTTTTGTTATATTATAAAGCAAGCAGGGCGGCGCCATATGGAAAAGAGTGACGAGAAGATTCAGGTGGTTGATTGGATTAAATGGTCTGATGAGGCCATATATCGAGATCAAACACGAGAATATGAAGATGCAGTCATTGATTGTATTGTAAAAAACAAATATAGATTTGATGGTAATACTCATCAACAGCATGAGCATGGCGTTCCGCTATTTAACGATGGAAAAGTGTGGCAAGCCAGCATGAGATCCTGGGGTGGAACAATGGCTGAAGCCTGGAACACCATAGAGGACAAGTATAACTATATGTATCTAGATTTTTATATTGGTTTTTATGGAGATAAAGACCCACTTGCAAAGATTCCAACTGGCAAAGAAATTCTTTAAATGAAGATAAAAAAAGAATACCTACAGCAATTGATTGATGAAGGTTATGATGACACATTTGAATCAGGATATGACGCTGCATATATGGATATGCCAGCCAATCATGACTGGTATGAATATATGAAAGGTTTTCAACAAGCAATAGAAGACATGTATTTTAATATACAAAAGAGTTAATATGAAGTTTAGTTTAGGATATTTGCAATGGTGGTTAAAATATAGACCAGGAGCTCTATGGAGAGCTTTTACAGATTTTATTTTTCATAATGGACTTAAAAAGCTTTATACTTTCTTATTAAATGATGGTGTTAGATACAGTGATAGTTGGTCCATGGACTCAGCGCTATCTAGAAAATTTCTTATAATGAGTTATGAGTTTGGTAAAAAAACAAACGGATATCCTTCAAATATTTCCACAATAGAAGAATGGCGAGACATAATTTCCAAAATTAGATTTGCTCATTTTTGGGTTCTTCAAGAAGAAATTTTCAATGCCTGGATGATTGAAAGTCAAGACGAAAGATTTTATTTCTGGATCTGGACTCGTAAAGTCTATCCCTGGTGTAGAGATTTTCTGTCCTGGAGATTCTTTAAGAACATGATCTCTGATGAGCATTGTGATTATGACATCTCAATAGAGAAAATAAAAGAAAAAGATGAAGATCTTTATGAAATGAAGTTTGTGTATAAGAATAGAATAAGTGGACGCATGTCAAATAACCCACCAAAAAATTATAATTCATATGACTTTCAAGCAGAATGCGAAAAAAAATATAATGATGGCATGGAGTTATTTGTAAAGTATTATAGAAATTTATGGGATTAATTTCTTGTTAACTGGACAAATTATTATTTACAGTTTTCTTTTTCTAGTTATATTAACTATAGTATTAGTTACCTGGCTAGATTTTAAGGAGGGCCCTAAATGACTACAACTTTAGTTTTTTCTGAAGAAGAACACGATGAGGCAGTTCAAGCAATGAAAGCTTGGGCCATGGCGGCAGCAGCAGCTGAGTTTGATAACAAGCTCAGATCCATCATCAAATATAATGAACATAAGTCTGAAGACCAGATCGCGGTGTATGAAGAGTTGAGAACTCTACATCGTGAATGCTGGGAGCAGTTTGATGTGAGGTTTAATAAGTGAAACTTGAACAGGCTGTTATGGCTATGTCAATAGCCATTTTCTTTTTATTTGGCGTTGCTGTTCTTTCATATAGAGCGTTAGACATTAAGGTTAATGCTCTTACCAAGCAATTAAACGAATTTGTTAATAGTGATACGCCTATGGATTCTCATTCTGAAACTAATTTGAAAGAAATTCAACTAAAAAAATAATTGGAGGTGTTAAATGATTGATGAAGATCTTGAAGATGAAGACCTAATTGATGATAATGATTTTGACGATGATGGCATAGACGATGACTATGAAGATGATTATGAAGACAATATTGATGATGAAGAATATAGCGATGATGAAGAAGACGAAGACGACGTAGAAGATGAATACGCCAATTGGGATGATTACTAAGTAAAATAGCAGTCAGAGAAGAGGTGACTATCCGGCCCCATAAGCCGTGACATTTCAGGTTCAAATCCTGAGACTGCAATTCAGGGCCTGCAATAGTTTCGATTTCATCACGCCATTCGAAAGAGAAGACCGACAAAACGCCTACAAGAATGAAAGGTCAAGGAAGATGAAAGACTTGGCTGCAAAGCCAACAGGTCCATAAGATATGTCAGAAGAAGAAAAGATTGAATTACATTATGACACTCTAGAAGAATATGAAGTTCAATTAACTGAGCAGCGTTATCGCGCTAGAACTTTTAGAAACGCTGTTATAGAGAAAGAGCAGCGAATACGTCAACTAGAAAAAGCTCTTAAAAGTGCAATAGAACTTATTAAGCAAAAAGATAAAGACTTTGAAGAAGCCAAAGATGAATACGTTAAGTTGCGTGATAGAGTAGATGTGGTAAGAAAACAATATCCACCAATTGCTGAATTAATGTACCACGGCGGATATAGATATCATCTTCCTGTTCAAGATCCAACAAAGCTATCAGAGATAATAGCTGTTGGAGCTTATTTCTTACCTAAGCCTCAATAACTGGTTATATTTTAACAAGGTAGGAAATTAATGGATGATAAAGAGCCTATAAAATTAACACTTAAGAAAGTACTTAATAAGTCCATGAACAAAGCCAAGTTCATGATTAATGATGCTCAACTATTTACAACTTTTCCACTAAGAGATAATCAAAACGCTTATCCTTATGATTGTGATGTTGTTGAAGAAATGATATATCTTATGCATCAGATGGGAGCAAATCATGTTGATGCACGAGATCTTGCCTCTATAGTGGGAGTGTTAGCAGCGGTTTATGATGCAGGCAGAAAAGGCATACCTCTTAACATCAAGGACTCTCCATTTAATATTGATAGGACTTGGGAATGATGAATGACAAAGATCAGCAACTTAGGATGATGGTTGAAGCAAATCAAGTTTTTAAAGATATGTTTCATATGACTATGGATCAAGAGGGTCCATTTGAAAGATCTATCATGAATATGCAGCTTGACCTTTGTCCGTCTTGTGGAAATAAAGCGCGCGGCTTTAGAACAAAATTTGCATACAGAGAATACTTGTCGAGCGGTCTATGCCAAGGATGCCAAGATTGGACTTTCAAGGGTGGCGAGCTCTATTGTGATAATTGAAGAAGAGAGGTTATATTTTACATATGGAAAGTAAAGCACACAATTGGTTTGCAGAGATGATCTCTGACACATGTTTTTTTTATAAATATGAAACATCTCCTCGTGGAATGAAAATTAGAGAGAATAGAAATGTTCAATACTCTATTGATCCATTTTTTCCATTATATGAGAATGAACATAGATCAACTCCGCTAAAGTATTTTGCTGCAGAAATGATTTGGTATTTAAGTGGGGACAGATCAGTTAAATGGATCACTCAATATTCTAAGTTTTGGGAGAGATTAGCAGATGAAGCTGGACTAATTAATTCAAATTACGGTGATCTTATTATGAAGCCCAATGAGCATGGGGTTTCCGGATGGGTATGGGCCTATGAATCTCTTAAAGCAGATAAAGATACTCGTCAAGCCATTCTTCACTTCAACAACATTTCCCATAGGCACTTTGGAAACAAAGATTTTCCATGCACTGTTTATGGTCTTTTTTCTATTAGAAATAGCGTATTGGATTTCTCTATTAATATGAGAAGTAGTGATATTAAAATGGGAATTGCATTTGACATTCCTTTCTTTAGTTCACTTCTTCAATCTATGTATTTATTACTTTTAGAGGATTATCCAGGTCTTAAAGTTGGCTTGTTAAACTTTTTTACAAATAGTCTTCATGCATATGAGAATGATTGGGAACTCTTAGAAAAAATGTCTACTAGCCCTATCTCTTATAATAAAATGATTCTTAAAGAAAGCTTAATAGATAAGAATGGAGTTCCTAATCATAAGCTGACTGATCAATATAATAAGCCTCTAGAAGATATCTCTGGCAGTCTTAATGAGTGGTTAGAAATAGAATGACAAACATAGTGATTGGAAATATAGATAATAAAAAAATAAATTCATCACTAGAATCCACAATGACTTTAGTTCAAAAAAAGCAAGAGGTTTTAGAAGCTATTGCAAGAATTGAAGATGCTCTTAGAACAAGCAATCTTAAATCTATTAGACAAGAATGCATTTATATTAGAGGAATCTTTTCGTGAATTCTGATAGAAAGCATGCTCTATTTATGGATATTGCAAAAAGATTTGCTCAAGAATCTCATTGTGAATCTGTAAAAGTTTGTGCTTTAGCTATTAAAGATGGTCATATTGTTCAGACTGGAATTAACGGTACACCTAAAGGATCTACAAATTGTGTAGATCACTGGAAGGAAGAGTATTTAATTTCAGATTTTAGAAAAGCATATGAAACAAGCGGTTGGTTTTCTAATAAAGCTAAAAATGTTTTAGAGATTGAATTATATCAAGAATGGATTTCTACCAAAGAGTGGAAACATATTCATCATGAGTGGTCAAATACCCATGAATTACACGCTGAACAGAACCTTATTGCTGAAGCAGCACGAACCGGAACCTCATTGGCCGGATGCGACATCTATTGCACACTAGAGCCGTGTATAAATTGCGCTAAACTCCTAGTAAGCTTACGGCCAAGTAATGTATACTACATTGAAAAGTATATTCATTCTGGTGATGACACTAGAAAACTATTTGATTCCTCCGGAATTTCTCTTATTCATTGTCCTGCCTAAATAAGGTTATATTATCTATATGAAAATTGCATCCATTGAAGAATTTGAAGTCAGGTCTGTAAATGACTTTGTGAATTTAAAGAAGACTAAGCTATTTAAAGGCTATAGAGACCAAGGAAAAAAAGTAGGTCTTGCCTTTATTTTTGCTCGTGGTGCTCAGTCATTCGCATTAAAAGATCTGGATATTTCTTGGACTGATGATGAGATTGACAACTTTCTTGAAGACAATAAGCTTAATGATCATGTTCATGGCATTTTTGAGAAAAAGAAAGATCTTACTCTACGCCAAGCAAAGCTGGTTGCATGCGCAAGCTTTATTAGAAACAATTTCTTTAAGACCTATCCAGGACTTCTTGATAGAGTACAAAAGAATCGTGCTTTTGCAAAAGAACACGGATATATTCGCTCTGTATTTGGTTCTCTTCGTAGAGTTCCACAGCTATTTCTTTCTGGAAAGGATGATCAGAAAGAATATGGTGAGGAATTTGCCAACTTAAATAACATTGCTACAAATAGTGATATTCAAAACTTTGAGAGTGGATCTATTAATCGTCCTATTGCTATTATACATGAGTGGCTTATTGAAAACAAAATGAAAAGTAGAATTATTGATCAGGTACATGACGCTGTAGACTTCTATGTTCATCGTGACGAGTTAGATATAATGTATAACAAGATCAAAGAAGAATTTGAAAGACGCTATCCGGAACAATGGGAAATTCCTCTTGAGATTGAAGAAAAGATCTGTGATCCCAAGCTAGGTGGCTTTTATAAAAGCGGAGTCTCTTATGATAAGTATAAGAAACTGGTCGCCAAGAAGTGATTGAATTCTCAGTTAGAGACTCCAAAGTTGTTGTTAATTTTCCAGGAAGCAAAGCTTTCTCTGATGTGATTCTATTTTTAAAATCTCAACACTGCACTTTTAATCCTGATGAAAAAGATTGGACAATAAGCTTACCTAAATATGAATCTATAAGAGAAAAGCTTTCTGAATTGGACATTATCTCAATTTCTTTTGTGAATGAAAAGAAACTTAATGAGTTGTTGTTAACTGTAGGTAAGCAACAAGAAATTTTTCCAGAGCGTAGAAGCTTTGATCAATCACTTCTTAAGAAATCTCCAGTAAAAGGAATCTCTCCTAATGAAGACTATCAAAAACAAGACATCATCAAAGGTATAAGTCGCAATAGATATCTTTTTGATCTTGAAATGGGACTTGGTAAGAGCTATATCTTATCTGGTGTTCTGTCTCATCTAACAAAGCTAGATGACCTAGGTAAAATATTAATTCTTACCACCAGAAGCGGCACTTATAACTTCTATCATGAGCTTCTAAAGTTTACTCACTTCTTAGAAGAAGACATGGTAATAGCCAATAAAGATAGTGTTGATGTGTTTGAATCAAATAAGCGAATTGTTATAACAGACTTTGATACTTTTAGACTTATCTCTGATAAAAATTATAAAATCAAGAATAAAAAAAGCGGTGTTAAATATCGTTCATCTCCGCTACCAATCGCCAAATGGATTGGAGATAAAAAAGCCTGTCTTATTCTTGACGAGTCTCATTGTGTTGGCAATCCGCAATCACGTAGATATGCTACTATTAAGCTTATTGCTGATCAATTCTATTTTCGTTACCTCAGCACTGGAACTTTTGTTGATAAAGTAGAAAAAATATACAGTCAATTAAACATTCTTGATCCTGGCCTGGTTCACAACTATAATTTTACAGATTGGCTAGCAGAGTATGCGTCAATTGGCAATCGTTTTTCTGCGTATGCTATAAATTATTTTAAAAAAGACAAAATTGATGCTCTGATGGACAATATTCGTAAAACTTATGCGTCTCATAGGCGAGTTGAAGATCATATTGTTCTTCCAGAGAATTTTATGAAGAAAATATACGTTAGAATGTCAGATACTCATAGAGAAGTGTATGAAAAATTCATAAAACATGAAATGCAGCAGTTTTCTGACATGAGAATGATTCAAAATAAGTTCCAATACCTCATGTTGAGCTTGGAAAACCCAAAATTCCTTGAAAGTCATGAAGAAAAGCTCCCAAGTGATGTCAACAGGGCTATTCAACGTTTTAAAGTTGAAAATTTGGAAAAATATGCAGTCCTAGATGGCTTGATTGACGAACATGTAGTAGAAAATGAAGAAAAAATGATCTTGTGGACCTCTCATCCTAAGACTGCTGAGATCTTAAGACAAAAATACCTCAAGCATGACCCTATTGTGATAAATGGTGAAACAGAAATACCTGCAGGCATGACTCGTGATGAAATGAAGAGAGATCTTGTTGAAAAATTCAAAAATAACAAGAAAAATAGAATTCTTATAGCTGGAATTCAAGTTCTAAACACTTCAGTCACTGTAACTGAGGCTACGTGTCAGGTTTATGTTGAAAGAACCTTTGATTATATCACTTTTAGTCAATCTATGGCCAGAATTCACAGAATTGGGCAAACTCGTAATGTAAGTACCTATGTATTGCTTTATTCTGGCTCTTTGGATGTGTATATGGATAAAAACCTAGAAACCAAGGGTATGCTTAATGAAAAGCTGCTGTCTAAGGACACTCTAAGTACAGAAGAATGGAAAAGTATCTTTAAAGCGGATGAAGAAGATGAATACTCTTTCATCACTAATTAATAAGTGGATAGGATAGACCTAAAACAGGTTGAGAAAGGCTGGAATATTATTCCTTCCTTTCCTATTCATTATTCAGGTGTTTTTAACTTACCTTTATTATTTTCATCAATTACTGTTAATAAGCTCTTCAATTGATCTAAACCTTGTAGAACATCGCGGCCTGCACCAGTAAACAGCTGCTCTTCTGTTGGTCCTTGACCTTGATCAATTATTTTTTGTCTGTCTAGCAGCGTTTTTTCACCAGCTTGTGAGATAAAAGGACTGAGAAGTGTCATTGTTCCAGAATTCTGATTCTTTTGTGTAATATCCAGCAGCTGAATAAGCTGAGGAATGTTAGCTTCAGAGATTCTGGTCATTATATTATTCTTTACCGCTAACTCAAACATTTGATCAGACTCCAGCTTCTTAAGACGAGTCTTTAAAAAGTCAGTTAGAGTGGTTTCAATGTCTTCATGCGGATTAAACTTTTTAATGCGTAATTCTTCTAGTTCATCGTCTCCCACAGCTAATACGTCATGAATTTTCTTCATTTCGTTAAGTTCTTTGGATGTCATTTTCTATTCCTCTTCTTTCTTTGCCAAAATAGTGCATTGCTTCTGAATGAAGTCACTTAGTTGGCCAAGCTTCACTCCATATTTTATAGAAGATAAGTCTGGGAGGTTAAGTAATGACTTTACATCCTCCCATGACTTTTTTTCTACATCTCTATAGTAATAGCATAGTGAAATAACAAGAGTATCTTTAAAATCTTCTTTGGAAGGCATAATTATCTTTTTGCCTTGAAAAGTATTCATGAAATCCATGAACTTCTCTATTCCCAAGTAGTTATACAACTCCACCAAAATCAACTGATCAGGATCTTTGTCTGCGTTCTTGAAAAGATGTAATTTAATCAAATCTTGGACTATGGACTTGGAGTTTTGTGATCTTAAGTTTTCTTTTAGCTTTTGTTGAAAAACTGACTTAGGAGATTTTATCATACAGTCTCAAATAAAGTATTTTGTAAGAATTGAATATCTTTAAATGATAGGTTTATCTTTAGTTTTTCACAGGTATCAATAAAAGTATCTTCATCAAATTTAGCCGCAATCTCTACATCTGAAGGCGTATCATAAAGGTCCTTAAGGTCTTTAAAGAATGCATCTTTATTTTCTTCTTTTACCTGTATGGTTTGACCATCTTCTAGCGTCTCACCATACTTTTGATAAAGACCGTTCTTTAGCTTTAAAATTGCAGATACTTCTGATTCAATTGCTGCTGCAATCTTTAGAAATTTAACCTTTATTTTAATACCAAGATCTCTTTCTTGACCTTGCTGATCAACAGAAATTGCAGTTATGAGTGCATTCAAGTACTCAACATCATTATACGTCATGTTCTAACCTCTCTAATTAACTTAGTTAATTATTGGTTTTTCTGCTCTTTTTCGTCTTTTTTAGGGCTTATATTAGCAGCAATATTGGCAGCTTTGTTACCACCAACATAGATACTCAGTATTAGTCCGGTAGCAAAGAAAAGCTGATCTAAGGGTAGAATTCTAGGCTTGATTATGTATTGAACAATGAGGCCCTCTGCTAGTACAAGTACCATGGCAATGGCTATGTTACGTAGCTTCTCTTTTGATCCTTCATATTTTATGCCTTCAGGCATTTTCATAGAGGATACAAAAGTGGCAGCCTGGTCCAGTCCTATATAGGACCCCACGATCATCATAAGAGAATAAATGGCCATTTCCATAGGAATAAGAACTGTGTCAATAGCTTGCAATATTAGCAGCAAAAAGAATAGCACAAAATAGGCCCACACCGCCCACACTGTTCCTAATTTGAATTTCTTTTTCATTCTATTTCCACCAGTTCTCCAGGCACAATATCTCCAGCTTTCAATCCATGAGACGTAAAAAGATTTCCAAAAATCTCAAGATCTACAGGAGCCACAATAAAACATCCGGCTGACCAGGCTACTCGTGTAACCTCACCAACGGGTGCAGGAGCATGCTTTTGAGTATCATGAAATAACCAGCGTTCAACATTTACTGGACCACCATCTTTTCCTGGAACGGGTTGTATAGATCGGCCATCAATCTCTTGACCATCAAAGTCTGTTGTGTTTACAATACCATGAATACGTCCACGAAAAGCTCGTGGCTCAACAAACAGTTTGATGCCAAATGGCCCGGGCTTGATGGTATCTTTAAAACGTGCGCCAGGCATGTTAGCCACAGTTTGTACTCGTGTTGCATGAAGCAGTGCTCCAGCGTCCCAGAGCTCAATGGTATCCATGCTGTTATTGTGATCATTATTATGCCAATCGTCTGGTGAGGCGTCTCCATTGGCTTTATAGTTGTAAGATGACCGTTTTCTTTTGACAATAATATTCATAGTTTTTAATAAGCTCCTTTTATCCAATAGGTAGCAGTGTAAGAAGCTGATCCAGCATCTCCAGCTGCTCCATTACTTCCAGAGCTACCACCAGTTCCACTTAAAGTTAGCGCATTACTAATACTATAGTACGTAACATTCCCTCCAGCACCACCTGTTCCACCATTGCCAGTGGAAACGCCTTGCGAACCAGCATTTTTTTGTGTATAGGGAAAATTGACACCAGGGTTGACAGTAAATTGTGCAAATTGTCCGTCACCTCCTACTGGGCCTCCTCCTGCGCCACCGCGAGAACCTGTAACATAAAGAACCCATCTATCTTCAAGACCGACTTGAGTACCGCTCTGATTTGAAGTCCCACTACCTCCAGATGTTCCTGATCCAGTTGCAGTGTAACCTCCAGATGTAGTCAAAGAAGAAGAAGACCCTCCTGCTCCTGGTGCGCTGTCTTTTGCCGCAGCTCCCGGTCCTACACTATATCTAGTATTACCAGGAGCTGATGCAAGCTTGTATGTAAACAAAAGCCCTTGAGTAGAGTAGTTTGCAGCTCCACTTGTAGCAGCAGTTGCTGCACCTGAAGACAAAGTAACCGTGCTACCAATCCACTGATTGGCTTCTGATGTAGTTAGAGCAGTAAGAGCTCGAGAGGATGTTGTAGGAACAGCTGAGTTTGCTCCAGCTGAGCCAGAGCCTCCCGCTATTGCTACTCCATACCATAGGTTAGGAACAGATACTGGATTGCTAGCTGCTACTGTTCCTCCACCACCCTGTGCTCCAGCAGCACCGGCTCCTCTTGCACCAGTAATAGAATACTGCAATAAAAATCCTCTATTGTCTGCTGTTGCTGGAATAACGGCCCCGTTGGTGCTAGTTGTTGCCTGCTTAGAGGCAAAAGCCACAGCATAAGTAACTCCCCCAATAGACACTTTAAGGCTAGATTTCATAGCCACCACCTCTGGTGGAGTACTAAGAGACTCTGGTATAAGTCCTGCGTAATAAGTTACACTACTTTTTGATACAGGAAGCCAATGAGATGTGGATATTCCTGTTCCATTCATTTCTGCTGTTGTAGCATAAAGAGTAATAATCTCTTCTACTCCTGAAGAATTCTTTATTTTTATAGCCATGACTATTCTTTAATTTCAATTAGCCTAATAGGTAGATCTTTTAGTAATGCAGTATGAAACATAAAATAGGCTAGACCAGTAGTCAAACTACCAAAATTAAGATCAGTATTTAATGTAGCTGCAATCTTAACATCATCTTGCGAATAAACTGCGTCAACCACAGTCTTTAATTCTTCATAGACGTCTTGAGTTAGCTGATCTCTAGTGTAATCTTTATATTTTTTCCACTTAATTGGATCAATTGATGCCTCAAAACCAAACATATATGGTCTCACTATTTGAGACAGCTCTTTGGTCATTGCTACACCATATTTAAGAGCCAGGCCATAGGTAACAAACATTCTATCGCTGTTTCTTTCAACATCTCTTCGATGTTCAGATAGTACAAAACTATCTCCAATTGTAATCAGTTTCATCATATTCTCCCTTTTATCCTTTATACTATCCAAATATTTCCAGAACCTTGAACTGACGGAAGTGTAAGACCTCCAGCAATTGTAACCTGTCCAGTAATAGATGTTGCATCTAAATCAGTAAACCACCCTTTTGTAACTCGTGCACCGATTGCGCCCAGGGATCCGGTCATTGTTATGCTATTAGCGCCAAGTGCTAGCGTACCAGCATTTGTAATTCTCATTGCTTCAGAGCTATTACCAGTCTTAAACACAATTGCATCAGTAGTTCCAGATGCTGAGGTTGAGCGTAAAATTAATGAAGAACCACTAGCAGTTCCGCCAGTTATTTGAGGAAATGTGACATTAGAGCTTAAAGACATATTTTGATTAATAGTGTCTAAGAATGCTTTATTACCATGACTATGAGAGTTTGCTCTTAAGCTTATTAATTCAGCTCCAGCAAAGTATTCATAATTTTCTGCTCGATACATTTGAACAATCAGAATATCTGTTGAAGCCGCAGGAGTAAAAGTTCCAGCTGCTGAAACATAACCAAACACTGGAGTTCCTGCTCCATAGAAGTCAAGTTTTACTTTATATGCTCTAGGAGAATCAACAAATGCATCTGTTACAGTAAAACCATAAGTGGTTGGTGAGCTTCCACCAGTAAAAATACCCGGCTGAAGTTCAACCATAGATGTTCCAGCTGCATTCTTTAAGAAAAACTTAAGAAGAATTTTACTTAGATTGGCTGATTGAAAATCTGCAAGAGATCCTAAAGATGTTGTATAATCAATTGTCCAGGATCCAGTAAGAGCAGCAATTTCTGATTTTGTTTTACTTACAGAATATTGAAAAGCTGAAGGATATTTAGGAGTACCGCCTAAACGTAAAACCTTTATTTGATAATAATTTCCACCAGAGTTTAAATTTGGTAATGTGGCTGTATTGCCGGACGATCCATTTATTTTATTTATATAATCAACTACTTCAGTATATTCTGTGTTTGAAACTTTACTAATAGTATCGCCATTACATAGCCTATAACCATAATTTGCAGTTGTTATTCCGGTTGCCAACTTAAGAACAGCACCGGTTGGAAAATCTAATTCAGGACTTTCCAAGATTGGTGAAAGACTTGCATCAATTGTGGTGGAAGAAAGAGCAAGTCCTACTTGAACAGTATTTAAACCAGCGTATTGAGATGCACTTTGTGATACCTCTCCATTTTGACCTAGGTACACTGGAAGTCCTGGAGTCAAACCTGTAAACCCAGAAATTTGTCCAATTTTCTGAAATAATGCGCTTGATCCAGCTGTAAGAGTGGTTTGTGTAGTATCACTTACAAGAAAACCAATAAGATTACTTGTTGCAATAAATCTATTATCAGCAATAATAGCTTTTCCACTATTTGCAGAATTACCTATTTGAGTTATAAAAGTATTATTCTTATCAATAAAGCCATTAAGATCGTTATTGGCTCCTGAAAGAAAAGTGTAAATAGGAGAATTAGATGTACCAGCAAGAGTTAAATCAACTGTATTTGTAGAGTCATTTATTGTGATGACTCCACCAGTTAATGCCAATGCTGATGTTGATCCAGAAAGACCAAGAAGCGCTTGATTATATACGGCTGTTAGTACTGTATCGAGAAGTGATTTTATAAGACTGGCTACCAGAGGACCGCCATTTGTAGTAGAAAGATAAGAAGTTGGAATAGAAGTGGTATACACACTTGTAGTTGATACAAAATTAGCACCAGTATAAAAAATTTCATGAACAGATCTGTTAGCGGCAGGAACTAACGTGTTTAATTTTGTATCAAGAGAGTTTGGAGCTGTTGTAGAGCTTCCAGTTGTAGTAAAATAAAATCCTATTGCATATAGTCCAGTATAAAAAATGATATATTGTTGATTTAAACCAGACAATGTTAGATTTTTATAAAATCTAAATGTCTCACTAAATGCTGAGCCAGTATTTTCACTTCCTATAGCATAAAGCCTAGGAGCATAAGCTCCAGACTGGTTAGTAAGCATTTGTGCATCAGACATGATATATTCTACTTGAGTTATACCAACAGGGCCACGACCATCACCATTTAGTTGAATTTGAATAGTAAATGATACTCCAGTAGAGTAGGATATAAGAGTTCCCAATTCAATTACATTTCTACTGTTTAGAACAGCTGTTTCTCTACTTAAAGTATATTTTCCTAGTTCTTGTGAAGCATAGACTACTTTTCCTATGTCTTCAGCTCCTAGTGAATCTAGCACCGGGTCTTGAGTTGAAAATAGTACATAAGGAATTGTTATTTTACCAGTGGTTATTACTTCTACATTTGCATCTGACGTGGCGTCTGAGTTCGCTATTCCTATACATTTCGTATAAGATAGAGCGCTTAGTGGTACGGCTTTTCCAAACGAGTTTATCGAAAGAGGCATTCCATTGCTTATTGTAGAACCTGCCACATAAAATGGCTCTGGAATTATAGTTCTTTTCTTATTTCCAGTATGAAATCTTACAGTCTCTGTTGTGGGATTTATCCACATTTCACCATTTGTATTTTGCGCCATTACTTAAAGTTCCTTTATATCAAATTAGTTAGTGGCATTAAGCACTTACTAGAGGTAAATAAAACACAGAGGTAGAATTTGCTGGTTGAAAAGTTCCGTCTGCAGCAAGGAATACTCTATCTCTAGTAACGTTGGTTGATGTGTCTGACCATTTGTAAGTTCCATCTACATAATCTGTTTCAGCCTTGGATAATTGCCATAATGAGCCATAATCTGTTTCAGCAGTTCCATCATTTCCAGAAATACCTTTGTCAACTTTTCTATCTTTTATATAATTGGTTACAGTAATAGTATTAAATCTTTCTCTTAATAGCTCTACTTCCAGTTGTCTTAAAGATTTAGGATTTGTGCCTTTTAATAGTGTTCCAGATTCATAACCTGCAATAAGATTATCATTTGCAGTTGTTACCCAAGCAAATGGCTTATAGTAGGTTATTGCGTTTGTGTAAGAAACAATATTGGATACTTCTGTGTATAATGCAAAATTATAAGCAACAGGAATAACATTCCATTTTGAATCACTTTCATTTACTAATGCTGTTCCACCACTCCAACCCACAATTCGTCTAAAATAATCCCAAATTTTATCAATTGAAGGAGATCTTATTAATCCATTTGTGGACAATCTTTCATATTCAGATCCACCATCTGCAATTAGCGGCTTATTAGTTGTGTCTGTTGTTGTTGCAGTTGCTCTTAAAGTTAACTTATATTTTGTAGATGATCCTTCAGCTACAGTGGTTCCAGAATCTATAAACATTCCTACATCACCATAAAAATTATGTGTTGCTGTCATGGAGGAAGATGAACCAACATATCCATAATGATTTGTAGTTATTTTTGAGTACAATGTATCTGATGTAATATTTGTAGTTAAGTTTGTAACAGCAGAATCACCAATGTTTAATACGTCAGAGGTTGCTGAGCGGTCCAAGGAGTATGAAAGAATATTAATAAGAGAAGTATCTTTATCAACTGCAGAATAAGATGTGCTTGGTCTCTTAACTGAAAGACTCGCTATTTCATTAAATAAACTTAGTCTAAGTGCTGAGAATTTAGCTGTTGCTGACTTAGTGGTTTTTTCATGAAGAGCAATGACACTTCCTGTGTCAGTAAGCATGGTGGCTGGCGATGAAGTAAGTCCAAGAAAGTGATTGTTATTTGATAATTCCTGATAAATAGTTTGACCATTATCGGTTCTAAATAAATTAGATATGGTTATTTTAGGAGCATTAAATGAAGTAGTTAATTCTGTTCCAGATATCTTAAAAGAAATATCAGTTTGTAACTGATCTCCTTTTGTGTTAGTAAGATTGAAGAAAGCTACTCTTCCAGGATCAGCATTCATTACTGATTTTCTATCAGCGGATCTCACCAAGAAAGGAAGATTTCCTACAAGAGTTGGGCCACCATATCCAGATTGTGCTGTAGCTTCATCTCCAGCAAATGATGTTTTTTCAGAAACTAAACCAGCTTGCCAAGTGCTATCATACGGATTAAACTGAAGTGTTGAAGCGTATTTAATATTGTAGGCGGAGGAAGAGGTATCATCATAAGTTATGGGATTATTGGCTGCTTGAGAGAAACCTACTTTTTTATTTTGAATAGCAAAACGATAAGCAGTATCTTTCCATGCATTCCAAGCAATTGTGTTGTCTGCAATAATTCCTTGTCCTGTAACCGCTCTTGGAAGAGAACTTTGCACACTAACTTTATTCATTGCATTAAATGTCATTGGCTGGTTAAAATATACTTCACCATCTCCAGACGATATGCTTCTAGCAATAATTGGAAGACTTTGTAAGTTTAAATATCCAGTAGCAGATCCTTGAGTGGTTTCTAATAGATCTCCTGAAATTGATGCTAAAACTGGAGTAGTTAGAGCAACAGTGCCTCCAGAAGAGTATGCAGTGATTGTAGAGTTTGAATAGCTTACTGTATATCCTTCTGCAGCTGAATTTGTACAAGACGTTACTATAGCTGATGCAGTGTTATATCCAGCTGGAGAAACACCAGTAACTGTTATAGATTGTCCTACAGTAAAAGGAATATAATTTTGAGTAGCAAATGTTAAAGTTGCTATAGATCCGGTACCAGAAGCTCCAGTAATAGCTATGCTTAAAGATCCCGCTATGTTCATACCCATTGAATAGGTATTTTTTGTGGCTAATGAAGTAACTACATTTAGTTTATTTACAATCTGACTATCATGTTCTACTCTTGAAGTTAAATTAAGATTTTGATTGAATGAAGCTGGAGATATGAAGTCACCTATGAAAGTTACTTCTACCCAAAAATAATCTAAGCCAGCAAAATCTGCTGATTTTGTTATTTCTATTTTTTTATAAGCCGTTCCTACTCCTGAATCTAATTGAGAAGTTACTGCAGCATCTGGGTTTTGAACGAAAATACTATAAGTGTCATTTGGAATAGATCCATAACCAACATCACCAAGATTTGCATTAGTGCACGCAATTGTCATATCTGAATCGCTTGATTTCCAAACAACCACTGAAGAGATAGCGCTTGAACTATGGCCAGCACCATTGTCTTCCTGAGTTACTCTAATAAGATCATGATTTAGATAGTTTGCTCCAGGAATTGGAGTGTCTAAAACATTTATAGCACCACTAAGAAATCTATTTTTTAATAAACGTAATCTATAAAATATTGTAGGAGCGGCGTCAAAAGATAATTTCCATGTCTTATCTTCAACCCAAGTACCTCTATTATCTATGGATCTGTAGCAATGTGTAACCCATGAGGGTAGCTTATCTTTATCAAATTGTCCCATTACTTTACATCCTTATCTGTCACAAAGTACTACAAGTAATTAGTAATTATGCAAAACTATACCGTAATAGAGCTCTTCTTTATAAAAACATTGAAAGACATATGATTTTTTTCAGAATCATAAATAACTGGTGGAAAGTATGAATAAAAAACAATATCATTATTTTTATTAAAAAGAGCCATTTCTGTTATTCCAACAATGCTTGAATCAGCGTCATTAATTGGATCTGCTAGATTTTTGGTGCAATTGTTCATAAAGGTATAAGCTGCTGGGTTAGCCCATGATGTTATAACTCTAGAAGCTGACCCAGTTCCATTTCCAGTTGCAGATGCAGTAAATATCGTTTTATATGCTGTTCCAGTTCCGGTTCCTGCGCCAGTTGAAGTAAAAAGTACTTTATACGCAGTTCCTATTGTTCCAATTCCTAGGTAATCAGCTCCGGTGTTATTTGCTATGAATCTATTTCCTGCGTTACCGTCTTCAGCTCCTATTGATATCCAATCAGAATCACCTGGGGTCTTTATTATGTACTCTGCTCCTATTATAAAAGAACCTACATTTACTAAACTTGCTCCAATATCTTCAAAAGGAGTAGCTGTATCACCTAGCGCGGTTATTGCATATTCCGTGCCTGTTTCAAAAGATCCAGATGTTACAGTTGTTGCTCCTATTGAGCCAAAGTTTGTATTTCCTATTATCAGGATTTGATACATATCATTAATTATAAAGTCTTCTGAAGTTACACTATCAATGCTTGAAATAACACTTATAGGAGTAAGATAAGTAAAATGATTATTGCTATTCAGACTGGTTGGTAAAGTAACCTTTATAGAGAAAGTTCTAATAATACTAGATGTATTTGTTTTTCCTACGTATGTAAGATACATGCAATTAGAAGAAGAGATTATGTTATTAAGAGGTAGCAAATAATCTGCATAGTTATCATTTGATAAATTATTGATAGCAATAAAACTTAATAGTCCATCATTATGATTTATATGAGTACTATTTTTAGAAACTGATCTAAAAACAGTTGAAGTTGATGGGGTGTAAATTAAAGGCTTTTCTATTCTTATTAGAGCTTCATCTGTGTTTGTGATGTCTTCCCAATCATAATATGAGTCTTGAAGTTGTAAATTAATTTTTTTCTTTTTTACAATTCTAACACGCTGTTCCCATGTAAAAGTATCTGTATTATAAAAGTCCTTAACAATAAGATATTGCCATAGTGGATTTACTTCATCAGCCACACCATCAATCCAAAAGTTTTCTTCAAATGAAGTAACATCTGAAATTACTAGTGGAGTTCCCAAGTCTTCAATAGCTCCACTACCGAGAATGTGTCCACTTGCATTCTGGGTTGCTTTAAAAATCTGACCTGCTAGATTACTAACGGCTCCTACCCCTGTAAATGAGCTTGTTCCCACTTGAATAATTTTATAAACTTTTCCAGCAACAATATTATGAACACCAATATCATAAACAGATCCATTTCCAAAAGCTTCAGAAAGAACAGCTGTTCCTGTGTTATAAGATCCAGTTGCAGTGCTAGCAAAAGAAACTGAATATTTTGTTGAAGCTGTAACTGTTTTTGTTCCGTTATATGAGCTCGATCCAGATCCAGATCCTACGCCAGATACAGTTATTGTTGATCCTACAGGAAAAGGATTTGTTAGACGAAGGCTAAATGTTAAAGTTGCTATTGATGCGGTTACAGATGACGCAATAATTGTCACCATAGGAAAATAAGCTGTAAAAATTGTTCCTATATCATTGTTATTTGATCCAAATGTTGTGTAATTGGTGGTTCCTACAGTTAGAATTTTGTATGTTCTGCCAGCAACAACACTGGTTGCATTTATGACAGGTCCTATAGTAGTGATGCCATAATTGAAAGTATAATTATTATTTGGATTGTTGGTTTGAGTTATTTTGGTAATTTTAGTAGATGCTTCTATAAAATTAGGAGATAAAATAAATGTGCAATCAATTGAACCAGGAGTAAGTCTTCTTCTTTTAAAATCTATTGTAGAGGTAATAGCATTGATACGTTTTTGAGTTAGATTGCCGTCCTCTGACAAAGTATAGACAGTACCTGTGTGTCCAGCTGTAGAATTTCCATTATAAGTAAATATTGTTCCAACTGTGTTATCATCTGATCCCAATGTGGTAAATGCCGGGAAGTTATTACCAAGTGTGGATATTACATAACTAGAATCATTAATCATATCAGTTGTAAATATTTCTTTACGATCAAGAATAGCAGACGTAAAATCATATGTTACACTGCCAGCTTCACTTGAGCTCTGACCATTATTTATAGTTGTGCTATCTTTAAACATAGGAACAATTTTTAAAGATGTTGACGGACTTATTAAATCTTTTATTTTTTCAGAATATACCATTGCATTTACGTAATCATAATCATCATAAATGTTTGATTTATATTCTAATGTGTCAATATAAGATTCAAAAATTTCAGATTCTACATTGTATCCAGAAGCGTCAGGCGCAGGTGTGGCTATATTGTTATTATTTACTTGAGTTAAGTCTACATATGTAGTATAATCATAAGTTGATTGTCCAAAAAGAGGCAATGGTTTTACATCATCAATAGATTTAAACCAACCATTTCTAACTTTTGATATTCCAGCCGTTCCTAATCTTATCTTGCTAATTTGAGAATTTTCTAAATAGTTACTATTGAATACAAATGCCTTTACTTGAGTGTCTGGATGCGTATAATTTGATCCTGTAACTTTTGTGTAAAATCCTGAATTATCTACTACTATGTTTAATTGAGATCCAATTTTTATATTTTCAGTTATTCTTTTTGAAGAAATAGCATTTTTATTAATATAATTTAGCCAGGTTATGTCTAATAAAGAAGAATAGGTGTGAAGTGTGTTAAAGTGAGTAAGTACAGTATCAAGAGACAGGTCCAATACAATGGTTTTATTTGAAAATAATGGAGTAAGATTAGTAAATCCATCCCAGGAAATAGATGATGAAGGATATTCACTTTCATAGTCTGAAACATTTATAAATCCACTTGAGTATCCAGAATATGGATATGATGATTTACCATTGACATATGATAAAATAACATCACTTGTTGGTAAGAATTTATAATTATTTGTTTTATCTACCAGTCTAAATTGTCTTTTAAAGTTTGTATCAAAAGTTGTTGGGTATTCTCCAACCAGATAAACAGATCCGCTTCTTTCTAATGAAGAAAAGATCATTTCATATCCTATTAAAGATCCATAATATTTTCTTCTGTACGCTATAGTTTCTAGATCTTTAATTCTCCAAGATAATTTTTTTCGTTCTCTTTCTGTTAAATTTAAAGATTGTGACCATTCCACCAAGAATTTATAGCTTGGATTATGACCAATAATTTTAGAGGATCCTGAAAAAATATTATCAATTTCATCACTTGTTAAAATATCAGAGAAATATGTTTTGTCTGGGTATAAATTTTCTAATAACCTATATATTTCAAATAAAAAGTCTGCATTTTCTTGGTCATAAAGTGATTTTAAAAAAGATCCCCAAGTAAATTCAGTTAAAAATGATGGCAAAGTTTGTTCTAGATCTGGTATAGGCATATCTTCTGAGGTAAGAATCATAGAAGAAGTTATAGTGCCAGCACTTATTTGATCACCTCTGGTTATATTATTATAACTAACTGATGAAGTAGTGCAATCTGTTACTGAATAAGTACCCTGATAGCCAATTGGAGTTATTGATGATACAACTATGCTATCTCCTATAATAAATGGAGAATATGTTTGAGGTGTAAATTCTAAGGTGGCGGTTTTACCATCTCCGGATGCTCTTAATGTAGTAAAACTTTGTGTACTAGTGTCTGTGATATAGATTGGATCAGACATAAATTACGTACTTCCTTGACTTTCAATAATAATATCATCATCATCTACAAATATAATTGTATTGTCTAAATAAGGCAAAATATCAGTAATTTTTGGCTGAGCATATACTTTTATAGTAACTCTATTTTTAAGATTATTAAAATATGAAATTAAAGCTGCAGGATCAGCACTATCGCCACCAAAATCAAACATAGGTTGATAATGACCTGTTGGATTTGCAGGATCTCTATCTGGAAAAGAGATTATTCCACTTTCATAAGTGGTATCAGATGTGTCATGATTTTCTGAAAAGCTTATGGAGACTGCTTGTGAAGGATATGCTGCTGTTCTGGTAAATGGTGATATCATTGCATTTTGGCCACCAATAAATAATGTGTTCTTATCGGTTATAGGGGAATTGCCAATTTCTACGCCTTGTGCATTTACATTATAATAAAATAATTCTTTATTAAGATTAGGTGGAATTATTTTTGAGGCCATGGTGGTATTATCAAATATGGTGTCTGGTATATACTGAAATTGTGCAATACGTAATCCAATTGTAGTTCCAAGTTCTCTTAATGAGTCATTGGTGTCATACAAGAAAAAAGTTCTATTAGGATGATTAGCCTCTTGCCAACGAACTTCTACCCTTAATAAGAATGTTACATTACCATCCTTTTTTGTCTTAAAGCCGGTCAAAGAGGGAGTATTTGCAAAAAGTTTACTAAAATTAAAATCAAAAGTAAACATTCTGGTTGAATAGTTATAAGAACATTTGCTAAGATCAGTAAAATCTATTTGTTGAACAGCTTCTATAGAATTATTTGAATGTAAAACACTTGGATCTGAGTTTATAGTTTGATTTATGTCGGCCAAATATACTGGAGTTGAAAAATCTTGAGAAAATACAGAGTATTTTGAAAATAATTGTGAATATATATTTGCTTTAGTGACCGTTTCAGAAACGCTTTTGTTAGAAAGAGTAACCTTGGAATTTATTCTAAGTTTTACTACTTCTGGATCTTTATAAAGAATAGTATCTGTAGGAGATTTTTTCTTACCAATTAGTTCTAGGCTATCTAAAAGAAAAGTGGCGGCCTCATCTCCTTTAATAGGAAAACCTCTCGTGTTTGTGGCTGAAAGATATACTACGTCTTTTGTAAGATTGGTTGTAAGATTGGTATATTGGCCAGAGAACGCTATAAGTTTATCCACATTTGAAATATAGGATTTTATTTGTGTTTCATAAGAGTCTGCTGTACTTATGGTATAACTTCTTAAATAATCTAGAGGAGCATATTTTTTTATTTCATCTATTGTTTCAACATCTTTTCCTCCGAGAATAGAGGTGTCATTTGTACAATAAAGTGTGGTTATTGCTGTTCCAGTGCCGTAAATTCCATTAAAACCTGTATCAGCATTTACAAGTGAGACTAGTGAACTTATTTTTGATCTTGTAGTAAGATTACCGCCACTTCCAGCGGTTGATAGATATTGAACAGTTATTATTGAACCTGGAGCAGGCTTTAGACCGGTTTTATTATCTCCAAATTGTACATAAACTTTAGTGAAATCACTAGAAGAAGATACTTCATAATTTTTATCATAAGGACCTGATGATATTATGGAATCTACCTTTGTCCATTCTTCTGGAGATTCATTTGTAAAAGTTGAAACAATTACTTTAAAAAATTGAGAAGAAATATTTGTTCCGGCATTTTCAATATTTGAAGACTCTATAGTCATGGATAGAAAGTCTATTACGGGCGTGTTTAGTGCAAGAGTAATGCTGGTGGATTTCATTTCTCCTTGAATAACTGGGACTCTTACGTATTTATAACCTTCCCATGTAAAATTTGGATTTGTATAATCTGCAATAGAAAAAGCTGTGCTATATCTTTTTATTTCTTTTGTATCTAATGCAATATATGATAAACCATTGGATGTTTTAAATATATCTCCTGCGTTTATCTTCCATACCGGTACAGTATCAACGCTTCCTGTAGCGTTATTCATTAAAGGACTCCATGGCCTTAAATTGTCTTGCATGGTTAAAGAGGGATTTGTTGTAATTGCTCCTGGGGTTGCGTCTTGTTCTGAAGTAGCGTTTAACTCAAAGAATTTTGTAAGATAATTACTAAGCCTGGGATCATGAGATACAATAACCTCTCCTATGGCTGATATTTTTCTATGAGGTTTATAACCAATCATCTTGCATAATGAAAAAATAGAACTTGTATTTTGAGCAGTATCCCACTTTTTTTCGCCAAGAAGATATTCCATATATCTTGCTAACTCTGAGTTAATGTCTGCTGTTGTTTTTAATAATGCATTTATGGTTGAATCTTCTGCTACTAAAGAAAAATCTCCATTTGTTCTTAATCTTGCTCTTAGCCTTTGATATATGGAGTTTGCATCAAATTGTTTCATTGTTTATACCTGCACATTTATACTAAAGTTTACTAATTTCTTATTAATTATGTCAAGAACCTGAAAAGCAACTTTCCAAACTTTGTTGATAGTGTCAGCATTTATTTGTAATTGAATAATTTCCACTAGAGTAAACTCTGCTTTAAACTTAGACAGAACGCTATTTTTTATAGAGTCTATGTTGGTTTGATTCATTGGGGCTCCTAGAAGTAGATCAATTACTCCACCACGTTGTGGCTCTCTATAATAATCTCCAGACTTGGACAACATCCACATTCTTACAGTATTTATCAGCGCTTCATCTTTAAAAACAGCTATCTCGTTGGTCTCACTTGTTTTATTATAGTATGGACCTAGCGCATGTAGATCAACATAATTATATTGATCTAAGAATTTCTTGGTTAATTCTTCTGCTCTTTTTCTAAGTAATTGATTTGTTGCCATTATGGACTATAGCTCCAATAATCATAATTATAAGAGATCTGTCTTGTAGAAGCAGTTTCAGAGCTCATTTCCCATCCCAAAGCCAACTCAATTGGAGAGGAAGGAATCATTCCAATGAAACTTAATGTTCCTAGTGTCGCCAGCGTTCCATCATTTTTTTGAATAACTATGGTAACATTTTTTTTCTTACCGTTAGATGTGGTTTTATACGTATCGTTTGTTTTATTGTAAAAGTTGTTTAGCCAGTCTTTATGATACTTCCAAACTGTTAAATTGGAATCCTCTTTCCAGGTTATAGATACAGTATTTTCCCACTGATAATTTTTTACTACAAATTTTCTAAGAAGAGGATGGCGCTCTGCTTCTAAAGATCCTGTTTCAAAGCTTAACGCGGTTACGCTTAGCACTATATTTCCATCAGTATACATACCACCACCAGCAGTAGTATTTTCATTTGGAGTTAAAACGGCAGTTGCTTCAAAAAGATTGGGTGAGAAATCTTTCCAGGTTTGAAGACTCTTTATTGTCTCTGCTATATTGGTTGCCATACATTAATTAGTAAAAGAAACTATAACTAAAAAAAGGATCTAGTTATAATATTTGTTTGAAGTGGTGGGAGTGGTGCTAGGGGTAGTTAAAGGAGTAGGAGTCTTACGCTCTTCTGCTATGTGTTGTTCTGTAGTGGTTCCATTAGCATATGTATTTGATGGTACTTCTACATTGGCAAAGTTAAATGTAGCAGTTATTTGTAAAGCATCTGATGATGCATAATTAAGCTCTGGTTCTGTTATCTTAGAAATCCAAACTCCGCCATAGTTCCATATTTGGTTACTACCTGAGTTATCTACAAAATCTTCATCATAAACGCCAATATTTGTATAATTGGCTTTAGCTATTACTTTAATGTTTCCAAGATATTCATTTGTTAAACCTGTAGATGCGTATCCAGATGAAGAATTAAATATGGTATTTTGCCAGGCTTTTAAAGAAGAATAGATATAGTAATTTTCATCCAATCTAAATGTTATATCAAAAGTTCTAGGCCCTTCCATTTTGGATGTTGGTTTTAGTATTGATAATGACTTATAATGAAACTCATAAGTAGAATGAGATATTACAGTTGGAGAAAAAGCAGTTGCTCTCATTTTAAATGGCTGCTCATCTGCACTTCCGCCAGCGCTAGGAGGAATAGTAATATGCACTTCAAACATATTGCTCAGTGCATCAGCACCAGCTGCAATAAGATAGGTGGTGCTATTGGTATTACCTAGAGTATTTCTTGCAGCCTCTGCTGATGCTTGATCAGCATCTGCTGATGCTTTAGCAGCATCTGCTGATGCTTTAGCAGCATCTGCTGATGCTTTAGCAGCAGCATCTGCTGATGCTTGAGAAGCTGCAGCGCTTCCATAAGCTGCAGTTGGGGCTGCACGGTTGGCTGTACTTGCGGCGTCAATTGCGTTTTGTGCTCTGGCGTCACTTCTGTCTTGTTGGTCTTGTTTAGCTTGACGATCTGCACCAGTATCGTAGAATGCAGTTGGGGCTGCACTTGCGGCTGCACTTGCGGCTGCACTTGCGGTTGCCGCTGCAGCTGCAGCAGCTTCTTTAGCATCAGTAGTATTATCATATCTTGATGAAGAGATAGGATTGTAAAAAGCCATATTATGAATCCTTATCTAATTATTGCTACTTAGAGATCACATGATCTCTAAGTTTTAATTATTGATCTGATGGGTTAGTTGCATAAGCATAATAGAATGTAACTGTTATTTTTTGTGCATCTGAATTTTCAGTAGTAAACTCTGGTTCAGTTATTTTTTGAATCCAAACCTTACTAAATGTCCATATTATAGAGGATGCTTTGCCGGATACATTACTTGCTACAGCAGTATCAGCAAAAGACTTAACTTCTACAGTTCCAATTGAGTCAAGATTTGTTGAAGCTTTTCCAGTATAAACGTTAACATAAGTTTTTTGCCAGTCTTTTAGTGTCTTATACACCGTATAGTAAGCATCCAATCTAAATGTTATATCAAAAGTTCTTTCTCCCTCAATTGCTGCATTAGGTCTATTAAGAGTGGCTGTTTTGTATTTTACAGCATATACCCCTTGGTTTAAAACTGGAGGAGAAAAACCCTCTGCTCTTATTCTTAGAGTTGTAGGAGTAGCTGAGCCCACAACCCCGGCAGGAAGAGTTATCTTCACTTCAAACATATTAGACATGGCATCGGTGCCAGCTGTAATAAGCTCTATTGTGTGATTGGTATTGTCTAGTAGTGCTGCCATATATTATATTTCCTTCTTTATTCTCTTATAATGTAACATTTTGACCAACATTCTCAAGAGTAAGTTCTACAAATTCTGAGAACACTGTTACTTTTACTCGAACCAATAGTTTAAATGTTCGTGCTGCTTTTGCTGCAGCGTCATTTCCAACATAAGCATCCACAATACCGGCTTCCCATATTCTGTTTGGTCCTAATGTTCTCTTGTCTAGAATTGCTTGAGCTTGAAATTGTCTTAGATTCTGAAATTCAGTGTCAATTGGCTTACCTAATTGAGGAATCATTACCAGATCTCTGATCTCTCTTTTAAATGAGTCAAATGCCATGCTATGAGCAAGATAACTCCAATCGCTAATTTCTCCAGTAGCAATTGATGTTTTTTGACCTAAGATAAGAGGTCCATGATACGGATCTTGAATTATGACATTGATTCCTAGCTGATCCATTAGTTGTTGATTCTCATTACTAAACTTAACTTTTTGCTTGATGACAGACACTGGTAAAGATCCGCCAAGGCCGTTGTAATCCACAAACATAGGAGCCCATCCACCATAACGTGCTAGCATTATTGTGGCAAGTTTGGTTCCTATTGCGCCTATACAATTGCTCCAGAATTGAGTTCCTGCATAGTTTTCTTTAATCATAAACTGATTTGCATAATATGCAAGGCCTTTTGAGCTTGGAGCACCGGCATGAGCATCATGTATTTCATCAACAGTTGTACCAAGAATAGGAGCAATTATGGTTGATAGCTGATGAACAGACCTTAGTGAAACCAAAGAATCTTTAATGGAAGGTTCTCCACTAGGCTCCATAAAGAGGTCTACAACATCATATTCGTCTTCAGTGGCAAATTCCCATCCTTCACTAAGGATAACTGCCAGGTCTGCATCTGCTTGAGCTGCATATCTTTTTCCAGTTATAGAGACTGTTGTAGCAGCAGGAACGCTATATAGTGTTGAACCCGTAAATGGTTTTACAACTCTTATTTGAAGAAAATTATTGTCTGTATCCATAAGAAGATTTTCTATATAATTGTTTGAGTTATAAGAATCTTTTGAAGTGCTGACAAGATTTCCAATAAATGTTCCACCAACCACTTGCTTTCCAGGAGCTCCTGCCTCAGTAAATGAGAATGAAATTTGATTGGTTGACCACTTGGTTTCTGTGTAAGTAACACCAGCGCCTATTGTCCCTATAATCTGTGAACTTGTAGGAGTGCCAGGAGTTGATTCATATACTAAAGGAGTACTAGTAGGCAATATGGATATACTAAAAGTATCAGCATTAATATAATGAACATAATATTTTCGTGTTGCAGTGTGGCCAAGAATACTAAGAGATCCAATCTGGGAGAATGAAATGGTAGATAAGTTTGTTAAAGAGTGATTCTTACAAGTAAAAACACATGTTGAAGCGTCACTAGTAGAAATACTGGATATAGATCTAAAATATCCTATTTTAGAAATAGTAAGATTTGTTGGAATCTCACTAGGAGATCGTTGATTTAGATAAAAATAAGTATCATCAGCTAAATCTAGAATCCACTCTTTTGTAATTCCATTGCTATTAAAATAAGATGTGAAATAGGCTATAGTTAGACTATCTTCACCCCATAGAATTTCTGGACTAGTGGGACTAGTATCCAGAGTACCAGCTAAAGTTGCAATATGTGTCCCATTGGTAGTGGTTATATTTCCAATCTCGGTTCCTTCATACTTTAACTTAGCTGGATTAGCAGATTTATCAACAGTAATGTCAATTACTTTTCCTTTTAAATCTTCACTTCCAAGATTATTTCCATTGTATGTAAGTCTTATTCCACTAAGTTTATCATATACCCAATCTGGAATATATGCACTTCCTTCACCATCTCCTATTATTATACCAGAACCTGAATTCCAAGATAGATTTGAATTTACTGATGCTAAACCATTTTTTGCAACTTCACCACCTATAGTAAGAGCAACCTTATAATTAGGAGAAGTTATGTCACTTACTCTATCAAAATTAAACAAACCATACTCTGTTAAGTAAACTCCGCCATAGTATGAAGCATATCCTAAGGATCCTGATGCTGGTGATGATATGTAAAGGCCATATTGGGCGTTAAAGTCAAGAGCGTCTTGTATATTAGGATATGTAACTGAAGGAACACCTATAAGAGAAATTATTTTATTAGCTGATCCTCTTGGAAAATATGTTGGAAGTGCATTTCCTTTAGGTGCTTTTAAAACCATGTATCCTCTTATAAATGAGTCTACTACTCCAAGAGCTTGGCTTGTGTCAATATCATTGAATGAAAGTCTAAAATTTCCTGCCATTTAGTGTGTTACTCCTTTGAATCCGTAAAGTGGAGCGCAAAATCTATTAGTATCCACCACATAATAATTAGTATCTTAAATTAGAAAGTTACTCCTCTTAAAGATTTAAGACCAGCTAGTCCCCCAATGTCTGGAACTGCTGGATTGTTTGCTGTAGTAATAGTTATTGTTTGAATTTTTATCTTTCCTGATTTTAATTTAATATATAATTGAAACTTATAGGTGGATAATTCATTAAGACCAGTGAACACATAGTCATCAATAAGAGCTGGATTATTTATAGTCACAGACTCTTTTCCTTTAGTACTTATGATTATGCTTTCAATTGAGGTAGGATCAGATATTGGTGGAATATCAAGATTCCAACTAATTTTTACAGAGCTATAAGTAATGTTACTACTAGTAATAGAGTTTATAACAACATCATATGTTGGATCAAAATAAGCATTGACCGCTAATTCAACCTCATCTAAAGGCTCTATATCATCTATTGTTAAAGTTGTATACAAATTTTTACTTTGAAAAAATTGTAGTAATGCAGTTTCTGTGATAGATATAATTTCATCTTCAGTATCTGTTGTGTCAAGACCACCAGGAACTGGTGTTTGAACATTAGGACCAAGAGTATACGTTCTTATTTTAAAATTTGCTCTAATAGGAATAATTCTATTTTGACTTAACCATTCTTTTTCAGTGTAATCAGGATTATATACTAGATCTTCTAATGACACGATTACTGGAATATCTATAATATGTTCTTTGTATTTAACAGTTGTTGAAAGTACAGCACTTCTTGGATTAAATGTCCATTGTAGTTTTTCATAAGCTATTCGCGCATCATTGTCTGAGTTAAAATAAAAAGTAAACGGAATAGTGGTCATAACTGCGCGAGATCTTATATAAAAGTCTCCACCTAAGTTTATTCCTGATAGCTGTTGTGATGCTTGATTAGATGCTATTCTGTCATCTCTTTCCCAAAAACCTTCATACCAATAATTTGAAAAAGGAAATTTTAATGAAGAAGCTGCTTGATAGGCTGTACTACGATCTTGTTGCTCCATTCTAGCGCGAAATACGAAAGAATCAGCGGTAAAAAGAATCCTTGAAAGATCACCACGTAATATTTTTTCAGCAATAAATCGCTCTAAAGCGATCTGAACTGAGTAGTATGACATTCCATATTTTTTAGTGTCATAAAATGATTCATATTGAAATTCTTGTCCCATATTAAATTAGTACAATTTTTTAAGCAGGAGAAGATAATAGTTTCTTTAAAATAGAAACAGCTCCACGATCATATGATGTACTTGAGGACTTGATTAACTCATTAAGTAGATCTATTGGTTTAGAAGATTGGGAATCAGAGAACGAAAGACGAAAATGCTCTTTCTTTAAGACAGATTTATTTAAATTTTTAGGTTTAGAGTTTACCTGTCTAATATGAATATTTCCATATTTTTGCTTTAGTAAAGACACGTCATAGCAATTATAGACGGTCCAAGAAGAGATTTTATGATCAACAGCTGGAAGAGATTCAGGAAATTCAACTTCATAATAGCCTAGCATTTTTGGAAGAGAAATTTCTGACCAGTCATATTTATCCAAGCACCAGATAGCTCTGGTTTCATCACTCTGCAGAGGATTTAGTGGATAAATAGATCCAATATAGCTGGAATTTGATCTGGTATGTATATGTCCTAGAATTAATTTCTTTGTTTTTATTGCAGATAGGTCTGCTACTTTTCCAAAAGCGTTTATTGTATTGTCAGTCAAATGACCTAGTACAAAATCATAAGTTTTGCTAGTAAATTCTTTGGGAATGCTATTGTAATGATCATACATAGGAGGCAAACCCTCAATATGATTATAATGAGGAAGTGAAAGACAAGAATAGCCTTCAATTGTGATTTCTTCAAAAGGTTTTTCAAGAATGGTAACATTTTGCATATTACGAATAAATTCAAAAGCAAGATGCTCTCTACCCTTACTCTTACGCAAATCATGATTGCCTACAAGTACATAAATATGTTTAAACTTTGAGTATTCTAGTAATAAGTGAAGTTGCTCAAAAACTCTTCCACTGTTTATAAATGTTTCAACCAAATCACCTAGGAAAACAGCAATATTTTGAGAATTATTTTGTGATAAATTTTTATAAAAACTTAAAAACTCATTTCCAGCTTCATATAAATACTCTCGTTGGTCTGTAAAGTGTACGTCTCCAAAAAAACAAATCAAACTCGTGGCCTCTTGTATCCAAATGTAAATTTCTTTTGAGAAGAAAGCAATCCCATGGCTTTTTCTACAGCTTCTTTTAGCTTAATTGAATTACGACCCATAACTGTTGCTGCAAGAAGATGTGTTTTATCAATGCTAATAGATGAAACTAAACGTAGATTTATAATAAATTGATCCAGCTTATAAAGAGAATCTTTTTCTATTTTTCCATCTGAATTTCTTATTTGTGTTTTAAATTCTGGCAATTTAAAAATAGGATGATCGCCTTTACGAGCTTCTAATACAAGCTCATTTAGATTTTCATTTTTTCTTTTAATTATATCATAAAACATTTCTAAGTTTTTTTCTGTCTTGGGAATAATTTGAGGAATCTCATCAGCAGCATCACCAAAAAAAGACTTATAAAGAACAATATTGCTCTCTGTAATTGGAAAGCCTAATTTCTTGCTATAATCATCAATTGAAGAGGGATCTTCTACAAAATTATCCAGAATAAAATTACGATTTGAAATATATCGTGCCCAATCAGAATCATTTGTAATAAATAGAGCTCTTTCCTCTGGCTTTATGTAATGACTTAGTACTGGCTTTACAAGATCATCAGCCTCTAAATTGGATATTTGAATACAAACATACTTTTCAGTATTGACCATATAATAATATTTTAAGAGGTCAATTGTTTGATAAAAATCTTTGTTGTCTTTCTTTCTATGAACTTTGTATTCGGGATAAATATTTTTACGTCTTACATTATAGAATGAATCTTGCAAATCTTGTTTTGAGTCAGAGTTATCAAATAACAAATATACATTTCCGGTGGTGGAAAGATACTTAGATTCAATCTCTCTAATGGTATTTACAAAATTAGAAAAAAGGTCTGTATATACGCTTTTTTGTTGAAAGCGCGACTTTTTATAGCGATCTTCTAAGACTCTATAAGCCACATTAAGTACATCTACGAGTATAGCATCAAATGGAAGCATATTCCTTACCTTTAATTTTAAATCTTAGCCTTGAAGACGAGTTAAAGTCTTCCAAACGCCAGGAGCAACTTCAACTATTTTCTTTCCGGTAGGCTTGTCATTTATTTCAATAAGCTTTTCTGTTAGTTCAGTTTTAGTTATTTTTACCTCGTCAAGTTTGACTGTCTCTTCCATAATTAAACTCCTTTAATTAATATAACAAGTTATCTCATTCTTTCTAATTTAGTAAAAGCATTGTTACCTAAGATTCGAATCCACCAGTTTTTTTCATCTTCTTTACTTATTTTTTCACCAGTAAGTGGATGTTTGCATTCTTCTAGCAAGCTATGACTATATTGATTCAGAGTCATTATGTTGTCTGCGCAATAACACAGCTTAGGATCTGTTGACACTGGAAAAACATGTGCAGGAGTTAGTCTATTTAAAAGAGATCCTGCTTTATTTATAAGCAGGTAAGCCTCTTGTGGAGTCAAAACTCTCATAAGACGACACACATTCTTATCTCTCAAAGATACTTCTGCTTTGACTTTTTGCCATTCTAAATCATTTTTATCACGACGAGACATTATCAAATCTTTTCTATTTTATTTACCAGCGTAGAATTTTTAAAGAAATAGTTTGCTGCGTCTTCTAAAGACTTAAATTCACCGCTTCTATATTTTGTTAAGAAGTATACACATGAGCGATTCATTTTATATCTGAAAGATTCAGCTGTGTCTTCATCAACCAGAATAAAAGAATCTCGTATAATAATAACTTTGTCTATTCTCCAAAGACGAGACACTGTTTCCATACGTGATGATGGAACATCTTTAGGAGAAATTCCATCATTCTCTATTAGATTAGCCTGTTGTTCTGGAGTGAGTTGTTTTTCAACAGTTGTAACTTCTTTAAGGCGCGGATAATGTTTAATGATTTCCATTTTAATGTCATGGATAAAGGTTTTGACATGCTTGGTAAAGTCCCAATCATAATGATATACAGCTTTTGAGTTCTCATGAATTACATCAACTCCTTGTTGGGTGACAACGTAACTTGCAAGTATTGGAGCCTTGTTTATAAAATTAGTGAACTTTTCCTTGAATTCAGAAATATATTGACCGGATTCGATCTTTTGATGAAGCATTTAAGCTCCTCCTTCATTTTGATATTAAGTTAGTCTTAAATGATTGGAGTGATACAATATTGGAAATCCACTGATCTTTTTTTTCTGAGATGTTGAATTTGTTTTTAGGAAAGTCTCCAACGTCTTTACAAAATGACGGAACACGCAAAATAGAGATCTTTGTTTTAGTAAGATCAATCATTTCAGAATATCCTGTTACAGAATCATATCCAGCTTTATCATTGTCTGGTATCCAGACTATTTGTTTAAAGTCTGATAATAACGCGGCTTTTCTACGTGTAGGATTTGACCCAAACAGAGAAGTGCTATTTTTAAAATATGGGTCTTGTCGTAAGATAGCCAGGTCCATAAGGCCTTCAACCACATATAGCGGTTCATCTCGTTTTAGATTATCAATATCATATAGAGTATTTACTGATGAGCCAGCCGGATAGAGAACTTTTTTAAGTGATAATCCTGTAACATCCCGGCCTTCATACGCTAGAGTATGAGTTTGTTCAATCACAGGTATTAGCAATCTTTTGGAAAAAGGAGTGCCATTTATAAATCCTTTTTCCATATATCTCATTTTAAACTCTCGTGCAATCTCTAGGGTTATTCCACGATTTAATAGATAGGTTACGCAAAGATCATTAAGTCTGATCATAGGACCATCAAATGATATTTGTACTTGTGGTAATTTTTTATGATCTTCAGGTTCTTTGGCTTTATTTAAGAAATTTAAAAATTCAGTATCTTCGTCAAAATGCTTGCCTAGTATTTTAAATGCAGATTTTCCAAGATGCTCTTTTGAGAGTTGATTTAGCGTCCAGGAACCACCACAACTAAAGCAATGAGCAATTCCTCTTTCCACATTTACAGAACATGACGGAGTTTTGTCAGAATGTGCAGGGCAGGTAATAAATATTTGAGGATCAGATTCAGACAAATGCTTTTTGGTTTTTAGTCCTAGACTTGCAATCAGAAAAGTTAAGACTTTAAAGTTTTCTTCTTTTGTAAAATATGACATGACAAGAGTAATATAACTCTTAAAAGTCTATCTTTCCTTTGGATTTGGACAAGAGCTCTTTAACTCTTTCAGCCATTTGGCCATAGAAATAAGGAATGTCTTTGATAAGAAGAGCAAGATGTTTATCAAGTAGTCCAACACCTGCATGCAGATTGGGAGCATTCCATTTCTTAGGAACAATATTGTTAGGGTATATTACACCATTTTTTTTGGAAAGATTATATGCCAGGCCTTGATCATAGAATGCTGGAGAATTAGACCACACGCGTATATCACAATTATTCAAGAGCGCTTTCATTTCTTTGTTTGTGATTTCAAAATTATCACCAATGTCTTCTTTAAGACGTGATTCCTTCTTTCTTGTGCCCTCAAGAGGAGATTCATCATCTATGGTTTCTTCCTCTTCTTGCCCTTCAACCGGACCTGCGTCATGAAAATCACGATCATTAATATCTGTTGTTGGTTCTTCAATGTTTTTTGTAATGCGTTGAATATTTTTATCTGTTTTTAATTCTTGGTCTTTATCTCCACGTATTTCTTTAAGAGCAGTTAAAGCGCCAACTACCAAAATCCAAAGACTATAATGACCAGTGCGATTTGTTTCATGTTTAAATGTTTTTGCATTAACAGTGATATCACCGTCTGACCCTGCAGGAGTTATAAACTCAAATACAATGTCATCATAATTGTCAGCAAACCCAGCACGTTGACAAATGTCAGTGCGGCGGGATGGACCAACTTCTCGTTCTCGGTCATTCATAAACCCTGATGTTAGATTTGAAATTCCTTTTCCATTTGAGAAATCAGAAATTTTAATTTCATTAAGAGTAACGAGAAGTTGCTTATAGTCCATATCTAATTAGTTGATAAGTTCTCTATGATAATGTCATGTACTTGTTCTGGTGTTTTTCCAGAGATATTAATCATAAGCTTCCTAGGAATATTTGACAGCAGTGTGGCATTTTTAAATGCCGCAATTTCCTCTTCTAGATCTTCTTTAGTGGATGAAAGAGAATCACCATCATCTCTAGCAAGTAAATTATCTACGTCATCAATAAAAGTAAACAAAAAGAAATCTTTAAGGCTATATCTCTCTTCTATATCTAGAACATAATCTCCACTATAGCCACGATACTTAGGAGCATATACCATTTCTCCAATATGAGATCTGTCAAGAATAAAATTTGTCCAAGGAGAGTCTTCAATAATCTCAAACATATGATTAAAGTTTAGAACGCCTTGATCTTGTGTAGGATAACCACTATAATGAAGCTGAACTAGCGGGTTGTATGGTTGATTTTTAGCAAGCCATTTCCATAAAAGCTTTGCTTGAGTGGATTTAGAACATCTATCCGGACCTTCTAGAATTATTACTCTTTGAGTTACGCCAGTATAATTCATGCTTCTACCTTTTTCAATTGACCTGCAACATACTTATCAAACATTTCCCAGCGAATAGATTTGTCTCCATGCTCTGGCTTATGTAGATCTTTTTCAAACTTCATTTGAATCTTATTATCAAAGTCATAGAACCAAGTGGTATTTCTCCAAGAAGTTCTTACTCCATCATCTACACGAAGTACTGCTACATCTGGATTATCTGGATGAGTTACTAGGAAATTTATACACTCTTTTCCAAGCCAGAAAGATCCATTGGGAAGTTCTTTTTTAGCAGACTTTGCAGCGTTCTTAATGGTTTTAATAGTAACGTCATCAAAGAGCCGTGTTTTTCTAATAATTGCCTGTTCTGCCTTAAACGCTCGAGCAACCTTTTTCTGTTCAGCCGCCGCTTTCTTACGGAGACGCTCAAGTCTAATGTTTTCTTTTGCCTGTATTTTTTCTTTTTTAAGTCTTTCACGAGTTTGCTTCTCCTGAACTTTCAATTGTTTTTTAAGATCTTTTTCTTTTTTTATAAGAAGTCTTTGCTCTTTGGTTAGTCTAGGAGTATCGCTCATTTTGTTTCCTTGTAAAACATATGTGTCTTTTGATTAGTGGAGGATGACTTAACACTAAAACCAATGGTCTTGTGAAGATTTATGGAGGGAGTATTCTTTTCATCTATATACGCCCATACTCCACAGGTCTTATATTTGGATAATGTTTTCTTATAAAGAGTTTTTGCATGTCCTTTTTTTCTGTGCTCTGGTAGAACATATACAGAAGAGAATACTCTTTGTGAGTCATCATTCACAAAAAATCCAATAGCTCCCAAATACTTTTCGCTATTTTTTAGCTCATCCACAAGCTCAAAATATTGAGCACGCTCTTCTGTCATAAAGCCTACAGGAGTCCATAGACCTTTTTCTGTCCAGAAATTTTGACGTTTGATATTATCTTCATTTTGAAATGTAATATCACGTAGAACAATTGCCATTTATGCACCTCTTGATTTCAGTATAACCATGTTTTTCATTTTTTCTACAGCTTGTGCAGGATCTTCTGCCACTTCAAAAAGTCCAGGAATTTGCGGTGTTTCTGTCCTATATAATCCGTCGCTTGTACGAGAGGTCAGAAATGTATAGTTTTCTAGAATTTTATTCTCATCATTTTCAGTCATCAAAAATCTCCTGCCTACCCATATCTTTTTCTTTTGGATCATCCTCTTCTCTATTTTGTAATACTGTTTTTACAAAAGAGAGTATATCGCCAGATCCCCAGCCAGAGGCTTTCATCTTGTCAATAACTTCAACCAGATCAGTAGATAAGTCTCCCATAGTCTGCCTCCAATTTTATAAATATAATATAACAAAACATTCCGGGTCTGTAAACTTTTTCTAGACTGCTCAATAATGGCATATTGCATACTGCCATTTTATGGCAGCTATATAATATCTATAATAGAATAAATATAGTATCTATTTTTCTTAGGAGACGCTGTCTCCGCAGATTATGTTTGATTTTGAAGAATTTTACTAAGTAGAAATGGAAAGTAATTTGTATTTCGCAATTGCGCAACGCACCGCCAACGGCCGTTACATCAATCTATGGATCAATGGATCAGACAGAAAAGAAATGATAGCACCAGAAAATCTATATGGTGTTCTCAGAGAAAAGAATATGCATGAGATGGTAGGACAAATAAACTCTATTGTTCTAGGAAGTTATAGCATGTATCTATTGGATTTTACTACTGGAAATATTGGACTTCTTTCTGCATTAAAAACCAAAGACGGCGTTTCTGTAATGGAAGCTCTTAGTGGTGCAAAAAATGCAGTTGATCTAGAAAGTAAACAAGAGAGCGTCAGCTATCTCCTAAATATAGGATCTAATCAAGAGGGTAAAAGTCGCACTAACAAAACAGAAGAAGCACTCAAGCTTAGATTTTGGAATTCAAAAAAAATATCACAAGAAGCAGATAACTCTTTTCAAAGCTTTCTTAAGAATTTGAGTAACTGGCAAAAGTAAGGTTATACTATCCAAGAATACTTGGAGGCCTTATGGCATTTGCTTTTGGAAATATTTCTGTAACTTCATCCAAAAAGTTGAAAGATGAAATAAACACAGAGATACTTCTTGCAGACAATTTTATTGAGAATGAACCTTATGCTCTTGTGCTTGTGGACAAGCATTATGATACAAGAAAGGTTAAAGCAATATCCACTCTTGTTAAAAAGTATTTTGATTCGTATCGTATTGTACTAGCATCATATATTGCACCCACTGAAGAAAATATCAAGGGCGGTATAACCAACTTCTACAAGAAGAACAAGACTCCGTTTTCTCAATACGTTGAGGATCGTGGAGTTATCATTACCTCTGGCTCTGCACTCTATGCTGTGTCTCGAGATGATTTACAGGTAAATTATCTTTATGATGTTATTACCAATCCCAAAACCTATTTCTTTGATCAACATACTCGTCGTTATGTATTTCCAATTGACTCATTTAGTCAAATATTGACATTTGGTCAATCACTATCTCCGTATTATGACACTTATAAGATGAACTTTGCTCGTTGGCAGCTGGACACTGCTGAAAAGAAATATGCTGAGCTGTCAGCAGATCAAGAATTGGATGAAGTGATTCTTCACAAGATTGAAAGCACTGAAGAGTTTATAAGAGTTATCAAACAACACTCTAGATATTCACACATGGCTTGGGACTTGGAAACAAGTGGCTTCTCTCATGTAAGAGCCAAGATTGGTGTTATAACTTTTTCTTTTGATGGAATAAATGGCTATATTTGTCCATGGAATCTGGTTGATAAGGTAGTTCTTAATGAATGTCTTGGAAAGAAAACTCAAATAGGTGCTAACTTAAAATTTGACTGTAAATTCTTATGGCGTAATGGAATTCCTAATGCTGCAATTCATGAAGACATTGTTCAGCTAGGACATGTGTTAAATGAGCTACGTAGTAATAGCCTCAAGACCAATTCATATTTTTATACCAAGCACGGTGGTTATGAACAAGAGTTGGATGAATTTATTGAGAACACTGGAGAAAATGATTATACTAAGATTCCATTTTCAACTTTGGCCAAGTATGCTACCATGGACGCTATTGTAACATATCAGGTTTGGAAAAAGCAAAGAGAGCATTTGGCCTGGATGGATGCAACTTTTCCCAATGAAAAGAATAAGTGGTATACCATGACCTCATACTATGAAGATATTATGATGCGTAGCTTACGTGCATTTGCTCAAATGGAGTATGATGGACTATATGTATCCATGGATCGTCTTCATAGTGCAAGAACCATGTTTCAAGAAAAGATCAAGAAAATTGAAGAAGAATTGCGTGTAGCAATGAATATTGTGGGAAATTTTGACTTTAATTCACTTAAGGTTTTAGGAACCAAGATAAAGGCTCTCGGTTGGCCTAATCTTGGAGTATCAAAAGCTGGTGACTATCTCACTGGAGAAGATCAGCTTGAGCGATGGAAGCAGATGGGTCATAGAGAGGCCGAGCTTCTTCAAGAACTTAGAACCACCAATACTCTTCTTAATACTTTTATTGGAAAGACAGATGATGAGGGTTGGGGAAAAAACATTAATCCTTATTCGGATGGAAGTTATCGCATGTGTGCCAATTATGCTCATATGTTAGCTGACACTGGCCGTAGCAAATGTAAGGATCCTAATCTTCAACAGATTCCAGCAAATGATGAAACAATTCCTGCTATTATTGATGTTCCATCAGATGATTATGTTATTTTTAGTCTGGACTATGCTTCACTTCAGGTTCGTCTTGCAGGAATTGATGCAGAGGATGAAACTCTTAGAAAGATTTATAATTCCAAGGAAAAAGATTTTCACAGCTCAACAGCTTGGCCAATCTTTGCCAAAGACAAAAAGTTTTTAAGAGTTAAAGATGAATCTGGGCATGAACATATCTTTCAGGAAAAAGACAAAGTGTCTGTTAAAAGACAAAATGTAATTCATGTTATTGAGGCCAATCAGCTACAAACCGGGGATGATATTGTACTTGAAGCTTAGCTTTTAGGAGCTTTTTCTATTTCTTTTATAAGTTGTGCCCACAATTCTTTATGATGGGCATAAGCTTCTGTTGCATCTTGTATATAGGTAGAAAATTCTTTAAAAGATTTTTTAAAGTTTCCTAGCTCTAGTGCAATTCCATTCTCTAAGTCTTCTATATCTTTTCTAAGTGTCTTATTTAATTCCGCGTCTGCTGCTAGGTCATGCTGTTTTGTTTTTGGTTGAACATTACCGGTAAATGAAGCATAATAATCTGAGGAAGTATCATATCTATAAGTTTTTATTAGATTCACATATTCATTTTGTGTTTCTTGCAAAGCAATTAACATTTCTTCTACATTTTGTAAAGAATCATGCAAAGAGATATTGACATCTTTTACCTCTTGAACATATCTGGTGAGATTGTTCCTAAGAGTGTCAATATCTTTGGTATTTACTTTCATATATTTTATTAATAGGAAGTGTTTTCTGGATCAAATTGCATATGCTTGTGTTGTAACTTACCCATAGCATTTACAATATCCCATCTTCTATTGGAATCAGGATCATTCTTTTTTAAATCATCCAATTCTTTTTTTAATTCCAAATAGCCTTCAATCTTTTCTGCTGGAGTTTCTTTTCTTTTTTGCCAAGCATTATAAGCCTCAGGATGATTAGTTTTCCAATCAGTTTCTTTAGCATGGCGGTTTAAAGCACCATAAACTTCTGCATCATCATTATATTCTTTTATCAATCTAACTCTTGATCCTTTCTTAACAATTCTTTCATTAATCCAAGTATCTTGCTTTAATACAACACCGCTTTCCAGCATATCTTTTTCTCCCATAAGATAAGGATCCATGATAATAGGATTTTTAGGAGTTTCAATAGCAGTAACCTCTACTTCAAACTCATGTTCTTCATCATCTTGCTTGGGAAAGCTTTTCATTGCATCACGCAAATCATCTTCAACTCCATCAAGAGAGGCTGCAGGATTGTGATTTACAGAGCTTAATTGCGCACGATGAGCAGACGTTTCATTTTCTGAAGCGGTGTCTTCACTGGAGTCATCATCATAACCCATGGGCTTTTCAATGCTAAAATTTGAAAAGAAATCTAAAGGATTTTCAACACGATCTTCATCTTCTTTGTAAACATCATCAATTAGATTGTTATCTTCTCTAAATTTCTTACCCATTTAAATTAATCTCCAGTATATACAATTAGTTAAATTATTGACTCAAGACCAATAATAAGCTTATAGCTTGCAGTCCAACTAGAAGAAACTGCTGTATTGTATCCGCCTCCAGTGGTCTTTGTTACTACATAATGACTTATTGTTATCTCATTGTCTGCGGGACTAGTCTCACTATAAGCAAGAAGCTGTCTATTAATTCTTGGGGATAAATCAATAAAAGTTCCTACTGGTCCACTTATGTAATGAGGAGAAGATTTTAAAATAGACAAAGGAGTGGAGTTTTTCATTTCAATGCCATGAAGATTTGTGCTCTCTATTATTTCTGTGATTATGATTGCGTATACAAATTCAATTCTAAAGTTAGCAGGTATTTTAAAAGTATTATTAACGTTAGATATATCTTTAACATGTAGTCTTAAACGTCCACCCTTATGAACTTCTACGGTTGCGGCCATGTGTTAAACCCCTATAATAGAATTAGTAAAAATATAAGAAACGTCTAGAATCCAGGTTATATCTTCTTACATGGAGACCACACATGATAGAGAAGTCAAGATGCACTGTTGAGCTCATTGGACACTACGGCTCAGATTTAAACTTTGTAAATGCAGCACGAACCTCATTCAATAATGAGTCAAAAGAGTTTACAGATGACGATGCCAAGCTTATTGAGTATCTTATTCGTAATGCGCACACTACTCCATTTGAGATGTCATTTATTCAGTTTAAGATTCAGGCTCCAATCTTTGTTGCTCGTCAATTTATGCGCCATCGCACCTGGTCATATAATGAGGTATCTTTACGCTACGTAAATGCTACAAATGAATATTATGTTCCTAATGCGTTTAGATCTGTTGCTTCAAATAAAAAGCAAGGCAGTGGACGTGATCTTGAGCTAGAAAAAAATGATCTTGTAGAAAAGCACTATCGTGAAGCCATTGAAAGATCTGTTCACTCATATGAGTTTATTCAATCGCTTGATGTTGCCAATGAAATGGCTCGTGGAGTGCTGCCTGTTTCTCAAATGACCACATTTGTGGCTGGTGTAGATCTACATAATCTACTTCATTTTCTAGAACTGCGTCTTGATGAACATGCTCAACAGGAAATTCGCTGGCTAGCCGCAGATATGTATGATCTGGTTCAGCCTCTTTTTCCAGTGACCATAGCCGCTTGGAAGAATCGAGTCTTTGATGCAAAAACTTTTAGTGGAAATGAACTTAAAATGATCTCTGAAGCCATTAGCGCTTATGACTTTAAAAATTATACTGAACGTGATATTCGTGTTCTTAAGGAAAAAATGTATGTCACAAAATAGAGAAGAGCATGCCCTAGATAGCTTAGAGGGCATTAAGTTTGATCAGGACAAGCTGGATTGGAGACTGCTTCCTTGGGCTCAGCTTGAAGAAACTGTTAAGGTTCTTATGCATGGCGCTGAAAAATATGCGATTGATAATTGGAAAAAAGTAAGTAGAGAGCGTTATGAAAATGCTCTTATGAGACATGCTGTTTCATACATGTCCGGTGAAAAAATTGATCCTGAATCCGGAATGAATCACTTATCACATATAATGTGTAATGCTTTATTTTTAAAATGGAATGATGACAAAAAATAATATATTTATCTTTGGTTACTAATTAACTTTAGGAGTAATTTAAGATGGATAAACACCGTACTGGAGTTCCAGCTCTAGATGATTTTATTAAGCAGCATGAATGGGCTAATGAAAACATGTTTAGGATTGATTATTATTCAGACACAGACTTTGTTATTCATAAAAAAGATCCTGGTGCTTGGGAAGCTTTCATAAACTATTTTACTGTTGCAGAACATGATCATCAAATAGATAACGCAGAATTATTTCCTAAAGCTAATGGTGAACCAGACTATGATAAGCATATTGTGCTTAATGGTTGGACTTATAACATTGATCCATTTTCTAATAAAATAAAAGTTGGTAAACATAACTATCTAAATGATAAGCATGAATTGTTTGAAAAAAAAATTATAATAAAAGAAAACCAAGTAAAACCAGATTATAAATATGTAGAATATATTGAACTTTCATTAAAGCATGGATTTATTACTGAAAAAGAAGCACTTGAACTATATGAAAAAGAATTAAATAATTTAAATGAAGGAATTCTTGGATTTGGTAACGACAAAAAAGTTGATGATAATCAAATTAAGCTTGTGCTAGATAAACTTACTCCTTATTCTAAAATTAATCCTAAACAGCTTCAAAATGAAATTCAACAATATGTTAAACAAAACCCTCAAATAGCTAAAGCAAATAATGAAGTAGAGAAACAACAGCCAACAAAACCAATTGGAGAGCCCTCTGTTTCAACCTCAACTGCCACAGCTGCACAAACTCAATCTGCAGCATATGCAGCACAGCCACAACAAACACCTACATCAGCAAATGTGGATAATCGTCCTTCTGAAGTAAAACAAAGAGTAAAAGCCAAAGCTCATCAACTCTTGTCTCAGCTTAACATTCAAAATCCTGAGATAGAAGTATCGCTATCAAGAGCAAACGTAAAAGCTATTGATGCGTTAATAAGCGCGGTTAATAAAATAACCAACAAAGAGCCAGCTAATAAAGCTCCAATTGAACAACTTTCCTCATCTAACAATGATTTACATAAGAAAAATGTAACTCGCGCTCTAAATAAAAATAAAGCCAGACGATTTGGTAATAGCACTATTAAAACTAAATCATCGTTAACAGAAGTTCAAGGAATGTCCATTCTAAATAGAGCTCTTTCTACTGTGTTTCTTGAAAATCAATTAATAGAAGTTATGGCCCCAGATCAATTATATAAAGAGGATTCTACTGGTACAGCCACACCTGCAGCTGCACCTACTCCAGCTGCCGCACCTGAGCCTCAGCCAGATGGAAGCTCTATAGAGCGTGTTGGTTCAACTAGCATTATGAAAGATCCTAATGGAAACGTAATAGGCGTTTACGATATTAATGGCAATGATATAACAAAGGATTATACAGATGAACAAGCAATGATAGCCGACACATCTCATCAACCAGAAGACACTGCAGCTGGTACTGCCACAGGTGGAACAGGAGAACCTGTAGATCATTTCATTCATGGGCCTAATTCTGGATTACAAGGTTATACTGGTAATTATGATTTTACGGGTGGAGGTGGAGGTGTAGGTGATGTTGTAAACGCTGTAGGAGGAGATGATTTAATCTCTAATGCAATAGACATAGGGTCTGCAGCAGCTAAGATTGTTGGAGGATCATTGGTGGCATTAGGAGTAGCAGCCTCTCCATTCTTAGTACCAATTGGAGTAACATTAGCAATGGCTGGTAGCGTTTGGAAAATATACAACGCTGGAAAAAATTTTGGTTGGTGGGGTAAAAAAGGAAATCAACCACAACAAAAAGCAACTGGCCAACAACAAGTTCAGCCTCTTCCAGCAGATCTTTCTAAAAAAATTCTTGGTATGTATCTATATAACATAGCTCAAACTGGCCAGAATATAAGTGGAAAAGCCAAGTCTGGATTCTTAGGAACACAGAATGACAGAGCACAATCAATTAATAGATCTCTTAGTGCTGCTCCAGTGTCTTATAGAATTGGAACTGATCCAAAATGGAGAACAATTAAGTCTTTTTCAGATCTTCAAGCAGCAGCAGAGTCAATTGATGGTGTTTCTCAAGTAGCTTATCAGTCACAAATAGCTTAATAACATTTTATAATAAAAAAAGAGCCTTTAGGCTCTTTTTTGTTTTAATACCATCATTAAGAACGAACAATTGCAACTTTTGTCCACTCTTCCCACTTGCCAATAATTTTATCTTCCAGATCACTAGCTCTGCTTACAAAAGCGTCATAATCTACTGTTCCAGGAATATCACTTTTAACCTGGCCTCTTAATTGACCAACTGCTCGTAACACTTTAGCTGCAGCAAGCTCACGTACATCCTGTATGAGTCTAAATTCTACATCTGACCAATTGTTAGAAGAGTAAGCCCATTCAATCTGTAAATAACCCATCTTTAAACTATAACCAGTAACGTGCTTGACTCCAAGATCGTCTTTTTCTGTCTTAAAGTATATGCGTTGCATATAGTTGGTCATGCCTTGAAGTACAGCTCTATTTGCTGACATGGTTGCATAGTTATTTCCCATGGTTCTACCAATCTGAGACTTGGACCTTTTGGTCAGTCCATTCATCATTGAGAAAATACCTTCATCAAAATATCTCAATAGCGGGTTAGCAGGGCCGTTGGTGGGAACAGTAGCAGGATTTCCTTGAATTACAAAAACTCTATGAGCGTCATATGCTCCTACTGGCACAGGAACATCAAAAGAAATTGATGACATAGGATAAACCTGAGATTTAATTTTAGGAAACCATTTAAAATATAGGTCAAGCGCCGGCTTTATCATTAAAGATAAAATCTGTTCTTTTGTGAATTCCAACTCTTCGAGTTCTACAAATGGAACTCCTACTTCAAGAAGAATTCTATCAAGCTCATCATCTGGCACCACCACTGAATAGGCAGGTATTTCATAAGGAATAAAGCTAGTGTTGACTGGAATTGCGCTTATGGCGGTTACTTTTGCAGGAGTAAGTATTAATGAAAAATAGGGATTGATAACATGTTGTGAAAAAGAAATATATCCGGCTGTTGAATCTATAATCTCAATGGTTTGCCAGGTTAAAAGAGTTGAACTGGAAAAAGTATCAAGAGCAAGAACAAGCCCGCCATGAATAACTGAAGTGGGAAAGTTAATCTTATAAAGAGTTCCTTTGGTGTATACGGTGCTTGTTGAGGTAATATAGTTTTGACCGGTGAGAGACCAGGTGTCTCTTTTTTGAATGTCAGTATAACCTTTTAAGGTATTGAAAATATCTGCCATGTGTTATACTGCCTGTAAAGGAATTTTCATGGTAAGTGTAATTCTACCACTTTGAGTGTCAATTTTTACTGAATCTTCATTTACCTGAATTCCTCTTAATTTTCTAAGAGAGTCATAGAAAAATTCTGTATCATCATCTACATCTTGAGTGTTACCATCAAAGTTTTCAATTATTTCTACATAAAATACGGTTTTAAATTCAAAGCCTGAAAGAATTTTTCCTTGAATAATAGGAGTTAGATCTGCTCCAACTTTTTCATAACTATAGTTTTTACCAAAAGCGCGGGTCATTATGGTATCAATTGTGGGAATAAGATTCTTATTAACAAACGAAATTATTTGGTTTCCAACTCCATTGGGTCCTAGAAGTTTTTCCCACCAAGAGAATGTTCCACGTTCAAAATTTGATGTTTTTGTGTCCATATCTATTTAGTATAGGACTAATTAAATGGGTTATATTATTTTAGAGGTGTACATTGGCGAAAAAAGACAAAAAAGAAATTTCATCTTCAAAAGTTTTCGTTGCGGTCAAATACATTGCATTCATTCTTTTTGTGGCTCTTAGTTCTTTTATTAGTGTAAATTTGTTCTTACACACAGCATCTGATCCGTTTGACCAGCTTGTCATGCTTACATTTGCTGTAACTCTTGAGTTACTAAAAGTCTATTTGCTTATAAAGGCAAACACACTATTGCATCTGGAGCTAAAATATGAAGCCTGGCTTAATTATGGAATCTATATTGGATCCATACTTGTAAGCATCATTGCCAGTTTTGCATTTACTCTTAACGTACTAGACCGGTCTTATGAACAAGCCCAGAGCTCTCCCACAGCCATTGTACTTCAACAAAAAATAGAAAGCATTTCAACCTATGAAGCAGATGTGCTCTCTTACAAAGAAAGAATTGCCACTCTTCAAACACAACAAAAAAGTTTGCCTCAAGGCTACACCTCCTCTTTCAATAAACTTTCTGATCAAATTGTGTCCTATGAAACAAAAATAACAGAAAAACAAGATGCAATTTCCAAGTACAATGATGAAGTTGGCACGCTAAAACTACAACAAATAAAAGAAAAAGAAACCACCAAGAGCACTTCTAACGTCTTTCAGTTAATGGCAAATACTCTTAAGAACACTATTTTCTCATTTATAACAGAGAACACTCTAAGACTATTCTTGCTTACGCTAATCTCTGTTCTAATAGAATTAGGCATTATTATAACATCTCCATCAATTAAAATTGATAGAGAGCATCTTATTCATTTCTTAGGAGAAGATTTTACTCCTGAAAAAATTAGTAAGATACGTAGAAAACTGTATGGAGATGAAGAAGAAGTGCTAGCAGCGCCTAAAAAAAGAGTAGCCAAAAGTACGCCTAAAAAAGAAAAGATAAGTGAAGTTTTAGAAGAGCCTCTTCAAATAGAAGAAACTGAACCAATTTTGGAGTCTGAACCAATTTCAGAAGAAAAAGAACCTGAAATTGTTGTGGAAAATCATCCAACTAGCACAATGAAAGCCAGGCCCAAGGTAGAGAAAAAAAGATATCGCGCCGGAATAATGACAACCTCTCAAGTAAAGTCTCTTGAAAAGTTTATTTCTTCACTATTCTTACTAGGAAAAGACAACAACTTGGCTTCAAAGGACCAGGCTCAAAGCGCCTCTGGAGTTTCAGAAACCTATGCAACAGCTTTTATTTCTTGGCTTTTAAGCATTAAAGGCGGATCTGATTTACCTTTAATTCAAAAAATGGAATCCGATAACGTGTTATATTATAAAGCTAACTACACAAAAGAATATATAATTTCTTATATGACTGAAGAATTAGGAGAAAAAAATGATTGATTTTACACTAGAGGACAAGCATTCTATTGAAGAAGTTTCCGCGCTTACTGGAATAAATAAGAGCGTTATACAAGAGGTTTATGAATTTACTTTTATTAATATTGTTGAGAAATTTTCAAGAGATCCTGAAAAAGCAATGACCATAAGACTTCCTCTTATAGGAGATCTATACATTAAGTATTCTGATGATGAAGAGCAGTCTGACGGATCGGTCAAAACCAACTTTAATACATTTATCTCACTATCACAAAATCTAAAATCCACGTTATCACGTATTATTGATGACTTGCCGTCTGATATATCCACAGTTATTGATGAACTAATTCAAGAAAAAATTGATAGTACTATATTTTCTTCATTAGAATCAGAATAATGACTAATTAAGCTATGATGAATCTACGAGAGAATACACAAACAGAGGCAATGGTCAATCAACTCATAGACAGAGTTGATCAAATTATGTCTCCTCCTCCTAAGCTAAAAGAATTTTTAAGTAAAATTGCAGTTTATTCTCGTTCAGAGTATGATTATACCTTAAATGATTTGCTTGAACAAACAGACATTGGACCTAAGGATTTTGTTGCTGCCTTCAATAAAGAAGAGACTGCAAAAGAATTTGTGGATAATCTTATGCAAGATCAGATTCTTACTGTAACTGAAAGACGTAACTTTATCTATTTTTCCGGAAATCATCAGCCTCTCATTCAATCATCTACTCCGCCATCTCCCTATAGAATTGCTGGTCATTCAATCATAAATGAAGACACCACAACCACCTACACGGTTCATACTCGCAATGTTCCAGATGACACAACTCTTTACTGGACACTAAATCATCTTACAACACAAGAACGAGACTTTGGAAAGACATCTGGCTCTTTCAAGATCAATTCTAATACAGGCACTTTTGACATCCTGGTAAAAGACGACATACTAACTGAGGGACCACAATCTTTTGAAATAGAGTTACATACTGTAAGTAAATCTGGAGAGGTAGTAAGAACCAAAAGAGTGCGAATTGAGGACACAAGCCCTGTGTGGGGCAGTTACCGCTTTGTAACAGGTGAACCTACTATTGGTGATTACTTATCAATTCCCGCAAGCAATGACTTTTCACTTCCTGGAGATTTTACAATTGAATTTTGGATGTGGATAAACCCTGGCTTTGAAACAACTCATGGTATACTGAGTCAAGTGACTGCAAATCCAATTGATGATATTAGCGTAACCTATTCTTCTTTGTCTGGACTTCTAATAATAGGTGGCACCATTACTATAACTGCTCCTCCTGCTCAAAAATGGATACACGTAGCAATAGTCAAATATAATGGAAACTTAACTATTTTTTACAATGGCTCCATTGCTGGGACCTGGGGGTCAACATCATGGACGCCTTCTAATTCTACCGGACCCTTGTATATTGGTGTAGAGCAGGTTAATCTTGCTGATCCAGCTAGTTCTATTGGTCTTTATGATGGTCTTTTGACCGGAATCAAAATATGCAAATCTGCTAGATATCTATATGAGTTTAATCCATGGGCCCGTACCCGACTTATATCCGAATCAATTTTCACTCAACCTATACTTGTTTTACAAGCTCTTCAAACTTATCCATATCATGATGCATCTCCCTCTCATAAAACAGTTATCAATCACGATGTTGTTTGGGAAGATTCTCATCCTGTTCCATATCCATATGGAAGTCTTAGACTACAAATGGGAGGAACTGGATCAGACTTTGCTTCCGTTAATACTGGAAGTCAGGTGTTATTTTCTAACACTCAAAACACATTTACCGTTGAAGCTTGGATTTGTATGACAAGTAACCCAGTAACAAATGATATTGACGTTCCTTCAGCAATTTCTTATGGTGCACTTCCACCATATTCTGGACTTACCTGGTCCTTTGGCCCACTGGCGGATAGACGTCTATCTTTTTATTGGTACAATTCAGGATTAAAGTACATATGTGGTACCACAATATTAGACATCAATAAATGGTACCACATTGCAGTAACAGCAAATGATGGAGTTCTCAATCTTTATGTTAATGGAGTGGTTGAAGGAACATCTGCGTATGATCCATTACAAAATTCTCCACTACTTACAGATAGAGATGGAATATCTAGTTATATCGTTTTTGGTCAATATGCTGACATGGCTAGGTTTTATGGGTATGTTTCCAACGTAAGAATTATAGACGGAATAAGTGAATATGCTTATGGAGAAAACGGTGCAATAAGTAAACCACTCCCAGTTATTGATGGAACTCAACTTATGTTATATACTGTTCCAGGTGAAAATGCTCTTCAAGGTCTTAAAGACAGTTCACCAAATGAGTTTGACTTGACTCTATGGAATGGCACCACCACCGATCCTTTTAATCCGTTTGACCTATATCCTACATATGAAGATTATCTAATGTTTGGACCACGAACTGCAACTAGAACATTATTTGACCAAGTTATTGAGGCTGTATCTATTACAAATGGTGATCCACCTGTTGGTAGCTACATCAATGTGAATGGAACTACAATAGCATCTGATTCGTCTATTGGAATTGGTCATCCTATGATAGTAGGTCATACTCTTGCCATAATAGACCATACAAATGGATCAACCAAGGCCACTGTTAGTTTTAACACTTACCAAAATCCTCCTGGAATAGCCTCACTTAACTCAACTCTAGAAAGTGTAGAAGCAGGAGATATACTCATTCTTGTATCGCATGATAGCTGTTCTTGTGACATAACTACAAGAAATATATTAACTTCTATTTATGGATCGTCTGGAATCACCTGGCTTGATGAAAGATACGCTCACATAGTCATAGCTGTAAGACACTAGATATTGTGACAAAAAGAACTAATTAAAAAAAGGATAATAAAGTGGCTGGAAAAAATTATACATCACTATTAAAACTTGTTGAAGATGCACGAAAGAAGCTCGGTGAAGCAAAAGCAAGTCTGGCTCAAGTTATTGCTGATAGCTCAAATTTTGATGGTGAAATGCAAAGAAGAATTCCTTTAGAGACCAATCCTGCAATTGAATATATCAATGAAATTGAACAAGCAATCATGACTCTTTCTGATACCATATATAATCTTGGTAAAGTTGGAGAAAATGCCGAAGCAACAGTTAATAATAACTCCTTAGGTGAAGCTCCTGCTCCTCTAGAACAGAGCGCTCCACAAGAACAACTACAACAGGGATATGTGCGCGCAGAGAATGGCAAGCAATATTTTAAAGGTTAAATAGCATGGGAATAGCAGAAGTAATGAATGATGTTCAAGGTGGTGGATTTGGTCTTCTAGAATCTACCTTTGGTAGAGATCCTGGTGGAGTAGATACCTCTTCAATTCTAAAGCTTATGAAAAAAGACACTTCTCCATCAATTGATGAGATCATGGCTCCTGTTTCATCCAATAAAATTTTAGAATCAAGAAACAATGATTCTATTTCTATTTCCAAAAGTGAATTAAAAGCTTTGATTAGAGAAGCCGTAAGAGATGCTCTTTTTGAAATGGAAAAAGATCCTATGAAAGTGGCAGCAGACGAAGCAGATTTAAGTATGAGTGATATGAAAAATCTACCCTCAGAAACAAAAGCAGATCTTCTTGTAGCTGGAACTCAACTTAATAGGGATAAAGCTTCTTCACAAAAAAACAGTCTTAGTATTTTTGAGCAGGCTAAACGTGCTCTTCAAGAAGGACTATATGATGATCCAAACACTGCATATGATGAACCAGGCCTAATGCCTGATCATGTCTCTGATGAACAAGATTATGATGATCCAATGACATCTGAAGACTATGAAGATAAATATCCTGGCATAGATCTTGAATATGATCATGGAGTAGGCGAAAAAGAAGCTCATCAAAAAGCAGAAACTTATGGCAGAAAAGGAAATCCTGCAGACTCTGGAGTTGATGGACTAGATCCTAAGAATTATCATGGTGATCCAGTAAAAGTTACCTCTTCAAAGGCCAGACACATTGCTAAAGAAACAGTGGTTAAAACCTGGAATTCAGTTATTGAAATGGTAAATGACAATTGCAATGGTGAGTTGCTTGAGGTTGTAGACAAGAGTGAATTAACTTCAGTTCTTAAAGACATTTATGAGTCACATAGTGGTTTTAGTGGTCTTAGTGAAAAGAAAGTTGCTACAATTATGTACCAAGAGCTCTCAGACCTCACAGAAAGCCTAGGGCTGTAGTACCATACGGCGTTAGCTTGATTTCATCATCCTGCGCGGTTTCGTCAGTTTGATCAAAAATAAGTATATACCAGACAACAACTTAGAAGGAGCAGAAATGCTCCTTTTTTGTTGTTTTGTCATTCTAGTAAAAAAGTTAGATAACTTTTTTACATTCTCTTTGGCTCCTGTTATATTAGACTTATGAAAAATATTGTCTGGTCAGCATCACGTATTAAAAAGTTTCACCAATGCAAAAATGAATACAATCTCAACTATAATGTTGGTGTTAAAGCTGATTGGGCCAGTCCTCATACTACCAAAGGCTCTGCGTTTCATTATATTGCTGAACATTATCGTGATAATGAATCTTTATCTTTTGACCAGTGGGTTACCAAGCTTCGTGAATATGAAAATTATGGTAAAAAGCTTGATATTGACTCTATCAATCTGCCTGAGCTTGAGGCTGCTTTTGGCAATTTTAAAGTATTCTGGAAAGAATTTGTTGTGGGTGGAAACTTTGATCAGATTCATACTGAAGAAAAAGTTGAATTCTCCCTGGATGGTGCAAGCTTTCAAGGTGTACTAGACCTGGTTCTTATTCGTGGCGATGAATACATTGTTCTTGATTACAAGACTGCCAAGTCTGGCACTGGTGATCATGACCTGCAGCTTTCAGTTTATATCATGGCTGTTCATGCCAAATATGCTCCTCAGGTTCCTATCAAAGACTTCTTGCAAAAGATTACTGTGTATATTTACTATCCTTATGCCAAGTACAAATCTTCTCCACTTGAGACTCTTAAGTCTATTAAGCTTAAGTTCTCTGATGTGGATATTAGCAAAGATTCTATTCTTCAAACTATTGATTCTATTGCTGAAGAAACTGAATGGAAGCCGACTGTTAGCTACGCTTGTCAGTTTTGTATCTTTCAAGGCCATGCTGATTATTGCTCTGCATCTCTAGCTCGTGGCTTTCATAAAGTACGTGGCCTGGTATACACCAATAAAAGCGCAGCTACATAGCTATTCCTATTCCCATTTTGTCCATAAAATCTTGCAAATTTTGTTTTGCAAGATCTTTACTAAGAATTCCTTCATGGCTTTCATTCCAGATCTCAGGAGCTCCTAGTGGAGCCAAAATCATGTTTGCTGCGTATACTGATCCGCATACAGCGTCAGATACGTCTTTTGCATTCATTCCAATAATGCTGGTTTCCCAAGCAGAATCGCCATGTGGATCAGGTATTGGACCGTTGGTATGATCTACTTTAGGAGATCCTGTTTTATTTCTTTTTACAATTTCTAAAGATTTTAAATTATTCTTAAAGAATATGTTTCTTCCCATCTTAAATCTCCCAGACTCTACCATAGAGTATAGGTGATAATACGGTTCAGTTGATCTGTCTACTGATAGCTTGGCAATATTAAAGCCACGACTTTCAAGATATTGAACTGATGCCTCTGATTGAAATGTGTCATATGAGACTTGAGCAATATTCATATGACCTTTATTTCTTAAATCTTCAATAAAGAATTTTACAGCATCAAGACTTATTCTTCCTCCATCAGGAGCAATTGCAATACTGAAGTCAGTTATAAACATTATCTCACCGGTATCTGCATTCTTTTCCACATGAGTAGCTGCAATACCAGTTATGTCTCCTGTTGTACTAGAGTCAATGTGTATTGCTCGTGGAAGATGCGGCTTATAATAGAAAGAAACTTTTAGCCCATCATTTTTAAAGAATTGAGAGTGCACTTTATTCCATATGAGATCTTTTGGATCATCTTTGGTTGATGCAGTAATATAGGTATAAAGATTTTTTAATTTGGTTGAAAAACAGCTATCAATGCTTTCATAATTCATAAATAAACGAGCCTGACTACCAGATGGTAGCCCAGCCAGGTCTCTTAGGGATTTTACTGGATTATTCTTAAATGAGTTTTTTAAGTCTCCAGGAACCCAAAGAACCTGACTAACATCAAAATTATTTATTTCTGAGTCTTCTAGTATTTGAGGAGGACGCCCTGCTCCACCTCTATAAATAGGAAATAAATTATTCATGTCATGATTTTCTGGCGACCACTCCCACATGGATCCACGTACTATCATATTGGTGTGATCTTCTTTTGCGTTACCATTTATATACTGATCAACAGCTCCGCTTATATCATCAGGAGACGAGTCTAGGATAATTCTTCCCCAATAATTACCTTTCATGGTACGAACCTGAACGCGGTTTCTAAGTTCCCAAAATGTATCCATGATATAGTCGTCTGTCATTCCGGCCTCTCTAAAGTGAGAGAGCTCTGTAACTGCACCACCCACCAGATTTAGACCTAGAAGTCTGTGTAAGCTAGAAACAATTTTAATTTGAGTTCCATTGGATATGTGAATATGAGAGCTAGGAGAAGCTGTGGTCCAGAATATTTTATCTATCTGATTGTTATGAGCTTGTTCTGCTTCTCTTTTGGCCATGCCGTCTCGTGTATGAACCTTCTCATACATTGGACTATTTTCAAGAGCAAGAAGAAATGGCTCAAGTAACGTTTCTTGGACTTTTTCAATTGAAAATGATAAAAATGCTCGGGCTATTGGAGATGCGGGGTTCAAGCCTAGATATCTTTTAGCGTTTCTCATTAACGCAATATGCGTATCACAATAGAGTGACATAAACATAGCAGCGTACGTTTTTCCCCATCCCATATGCGGGTATAGAATTAGATTGCGATAAGGCGTTGTAGGATTCATAAAATCCAAGAATGTTTGTTTTACTCGTGGATAAGTATGCTCTGCAAGTGGACCTATCCACTCTTCAGTCATAAACTCTTCAGGAGTTGGTGGTTTACGCTTATAAAAGATTTTCCAAGAATTTCCAATATAGTGAAGCTTTTTGGCCTCTGAAAGATTTTCATTATTTACCAGATAGTCTAGCGCCAGTTGAATTTTATTAAAATCAAAGTTTTTAAGCTGCTCTCTGGAAAGAGTGGACATGTCTCCGGCCATGAGATCATCAAGAATCACTGAAGTATTTTGAACAATTTTAATGTCTGACATGGCTTATGTTATATTCCTATCTAAATAGTAGCTTACTAACTATTAATCAGAAAGCTGTGGAATTCAGCGCCGGCCTCCGCCGACTGTCATAAAAAGTCAGACCTGAAAAATCACTAATCGATGTGGAGGTCGACGTGCAATCATTTTTCTCTAAGCAGTCCAATGTGACTGTGGTAATATCTTTATCTCTTATTTTCCTGGCTATAGTTGCCAGGATATTTCATGTGGCAGACAACTTTTCTCCAATAGGCGCAATTGCTCTTTTTGCTGGAACAATGCTAGCAGGAAATTCACGATGGTTTATACCTTTTGCAGGTCTGGCGCTTAGCGATGTAATTCTTGCGCTAACCAATACATATGGCCTAAGTGTGTATCAATATCTTTCAGGAAGCCCAGCGGTATATTTGGCATTTTTACCAATTATTCTTTATGGCTTCATGAATAAATCTAAGAATCCATTGGTTACTCTTGCAACAATTCCTGCAGCTTCATTAACATTTTTTATCATATCTAATTTTGTGACCTGGATTAATTTAATTCCTGCATGGCCTAGCATGTACGCCATGACATGGGACGGTTTAATGCAATGCTATGTGGCAGCAATTCCTTTCTTTAAGAATACTATAATGAGTGATACTGTTTATTCAGCTGTTCTTTTTGGAGCTTATTACTTATCTTTGGTTGGAGTAAAAAAACTTACAAAAGTACAACTGTAACATATAAATTACAGTTAACTCTTAAATGTAACTTGTATAATACATTAGGACCCGTGAGGGTCCTTTTGTTGTCTAATAACTAACTATATATTAATATGAGTGTCTTGGAAAGAAGCCTAGTAATCTCTTGGCTTTGAGATGCGAAAAAATTTATAAAGGATATTAAATGAAAGTATCTAGCAAAGCAAAAGCTCTGTATTTATATGAACAGCTTTTGACTGAAGAAGATCCTAGCGCAATGGCTATGCCTCCACAAGACGTGGCTGGTGGTGGTCCTGCTGCTTCCGCTCCTGAAGGTGAGTCTGAAATGGCACCACCCGGTGATGATATGGGTGCATCTCCTCAAGTTCCTCCTGGCATGGTTCCTCTCTATGTTCCTATTGAAGCTCTTCAGCAGGCAATGGGCGGAAATATGTACGACGGCGGAGTGGGAAATGATGTAAACTCCAATCTAACTGGAGCTCCTCCTCAGGTGACTGGTGGAGTTGGTCCGGGCGCTGGAAATGGCGTTCAAGGAATTGGGGCTATGCCTCAAAATGCTGAAGAACAACAAGTAATTGAAGCATTCAGGGCTTGGAAGAAAAACAAAATAAACGAAAAAGCCAAGAATCTTTACAAACAGATAAACGAAGCCTATGATGAAGATAGCCTTGTTGATGAAGAAAATGAAATGTTTGGCTCTAGCACATGCCCATCCTGTGGAAAACCTTTAGGAATGAAAGATAAGGTTTGTAAACATTGTGGAGAAAAAATGCTATGAATGAATCAAACAAAGGAAACAGTATGAAAACACAACAAGAAGCTTATTTTAGAGATGGCGATGAGACCTACTATTTTGAGTATAATCATCAGAGTGATTCTGGGTGGGATCATAAGAAAATCTCGTCATTTATTACCGTTGCTAAATTAGACGAAAATGACCACGAAAAGATTTTAGGCAAACTTAGAAAGGTTCCTGAAGAAGAATACAATGATTGGCCTTCTTTGTACGATATTACTTTTTCTGAGCAAGCAATGGAAGAATGGGAAAGATACCAAAATATCTACTGCTCTGAGCAGGTTGCAAAGCAAATTCTGAACGATTACAAGGGCAACTTTATTCCTAATAGATCTGAGCCAAGTTCAATTTTTGCAGACTCTGACGAAATGCTTGGTATCAAAGAATCAAAAACTAAGAATAAAAAAGTATCAAATAGAGGAAACAGTATGAATACACTAACAGAACAAGAGCTAGATCTACTCGAAGCTCTAATGTTGAAAGAAGCCCGCGCCACCAAGGCCGGTAAGAAACTTGCTCTCAAGGACCGAGTACAACTTGCCGTTCTTAAGAGAAACCTCAAGCGCCAGTTTGAGAATGAAGATGGATCAATTGGAATGGAAGGACCTACCGGAGCTGGTAAGATGCCTGGTGCTCCTCAAGAAGTTCCTAATGAAGAAATGAGCGATGTTGGATTTGCTGCTGATATTGAAGCTGCCATTATGCCAGAGAGCAAGGCTGCTCGTATCAAGGCCATCAAGGAAAAGATTGCTCAACTTAGAAATCTTAAAGAAGAAGATCTTGCTGATCATGAGATGGGCGAAACCTCCAAAGAGGAAGCCATGGAAGATGATGAAGATATGGAAGACGAAGAGGGCAAGGGACTTGCAGAGCCTGCCACTGTTGGTGATCTTGTTGACGCTCTTCAGGGCGCAGCTGATCAGCTTGCTGGTGCTGCTGTTGAAGACGAAATGGAAGATGAAGATCTTGATCAAATTCTTGAATCAGTTCGCCAAAAAGTTCTCTCACGCAGAGAGAAGCTTGCCAATCTTCGCAAGAGCATGAACGAGGATGATTCTACTCCCATGGCTGATTTGCATGTTGACAACCAGGGTCCTTATGTTGGCTGGTTGAATGTTGCTGGTCTTATTGGTGAAGATGATGACACTATTTCCAAGACTGAAGCTACCAAGTCTGATCGCAGCAAGAAAGTTGAAGCCATCAAGGCCAAGATTGCCAAGAGCAAGAGAGAAGCTGAAGTAATGGCTTGGAAAGTTAAGGGTGCTCAGAACGGATCAGGAGCTATTTGGGGAAAAGAAGCTGGTGACGGTCATAAGGTAAAGCACAATCAGGAAGGAATGCCTGGTGCTGATTCACTTGGTGCTAGCTCACTAGCCTCAAAGCCCGCTGGTTATCCTGACAACAGCAAGCCTTCAAAGAAAGGTCTTACTGAAAAGCTTGACTTTGAAAATCTTCTTAAGAAAGGAATTTTAGGTTAATTCATAATGTAAATAAAGGAGAAAATTGCTTTTCTCCTTTATTACAACACTGTTTAAACCTAAAAAAAGGTAATAAATTATGGTACAAGCAAAAAAAGATGGAAAATCAAGATTTGTAATCACTAATCTTGCTCAGAATGACTCATTTACTGTAAAGCCTGGCTATTATATTGTTAGCGTAATTGCTGAACAGATTGCTGCTACAGTTTCAGCCAATGCAGTGTCAATCAGCACAACCCCCGCTATTAATCAGCTTGGTAAGTTTACTGTCTCCGGAACATCAACTCACGTTTCCACTGTATTCTCCCTTGGTGGAGTTGCTGCAGTTACTCAAATCAGTGCCACTGCTACTGTTGCAGAAACTGTTTTGCATATCTGGAATGAGTTTGGACCCGGTGGAGCCAAGGCTGCTGAACTTGCTGCAACTGCTGGTATTGTTCTTACTGATTATAGCACTGCAACTGGTATTATTAACTGGAAGAGCAATCCTGCTAACACAAGTGATCTTCCTGCTGTAGTAACAACCAGCCTCACCGGTCAGACCATTACAAGAACAAACCTCACAACCGGAGTTCTTCCTGTAGATGTAATGGCTCGAACCACAATGGGAGCCTACGCTGCTCACACACTCAAAAACTACACATCAGCTGTAGTAACTGGTGGAAAGTGGGGAGTTGCCGCAGGTGGAACCGCTCGTACCTATTATGTACACAGCGATTTGATTGGTGTTGAAAACACTAATGTCTATGTTCAAATTGAAAAGATGAACTAAGATAGCTTAGTAAATCAAAAAGGAGCCGCGAGGCTCCTTTTTTATTCTTTAAATTTGTATTTTTCCAACATCATTGCTGGAGCACCACCAGGTCTTCCAACTTTATCTCTTACTTTAATTGAAACTGTCATACCATCAGTTTCAAGTGCGATTTCAAATCCATCGCTTGGCGCAACAGGATAAATTACATACTTAATTCTTGGATTTGCAGACAAGAGCATTCTTTTTTCTGTGCTCATAAAAAATACATGCTTATTATGTACGTAAAGATATCCTTCACCAATGGCATGATTTATAAAATCTGTAACAAATGGTGGATTGGTTAAAACTACTTCATTGTCTATTTCTTTTGATAATGTCACCGCGTTATTGGTATCAAATGCTTGAAGAGCTCTATCTATATTAATATCAGGCGAAATAATTGAGAAAAATTTTCTAAAATTATTTTTCCATATATCAGAATTTCCTTTAACTGATCCAAAACCACAATTTAAAAATGCCAAACTAGATCCGTATTTTACAGAGATAGGTAGAATATCTTCTGGACCACCATCGCCATAAATGTTAATGTCAGATAAGGCTCTTCCAATTGCAATAAAGTCTCCAAACTTAGCACCCTCTGGTAGCGGAACAAGATTTTCTGATAACCAGTTAATAGGTCTTCTTACATTTAATCCACCAACTTTTTCAACATCTTCTTCAGTGTAGTCTAACTCAGAAACTGTTAAAAGATGTAATAGCTCTTGAGCCCATGGCTCTTGTGAATATTCTGAAAACTCTTTTAGTTTTAAAACATCTAAAACATTATCTTCAAAAGTATGTCCTTTATTTCCTTCTAGAGATCCTAACGGTTTGGTTGCAATTGTAAACTTATCTATCTTAATATCTTTATCTTTTCTTAATAAAGAAATCTCTGATTCTGGAGGAGTGTCATTTGAAATTAATTCAGATGCAAGATCTTTTGTGATAGTGGTTCTTTCTGGCTTTGGCACTTCAACGGTCAAAGACTTTGAAGTTTGTGTTCTTATTGGAAGACCTTTATCATTAACAACATTTTTTAAGTCATCAAAGCTATACACTTCTAAAAACTCTTTAACAGATTCTGATATAGTAGCTTCTGCATTCTTTTGCCAGCCTTTTAAAATATTAGGATCAAAATTCATCTTACTAAATTCTCCTCTATCCACAAGCTTAACAGCATTGCCTTCTTGATCAGAGATCATGAAACCCTCTTGATTGGTTGTCATGATATTTCCGTCTAAAGTTTTTAAATACGTTTTAAATTGACCTAAATAGTTTAACTTTTCTATAAACTTAGATTTAAGATTGGTAAGAATATTTATTAGCTCTACAATCATAACTATTCTTGTATCTTGAGCTAAAGACAGATAGGAATCAAATTTTTGTTGAGTGTCTATTTTTCCTTTTTCTGTTTTTTTAGAATCTATTTCTTTTTGTACTCTATTATTTAGCCAAGAATTAAATCCATTATAGAATTCTTTTGGATCAACAACTTGAGTTCCTTGACGTACAAGAGTATTCTGATAAGTGCTAAATAACATAGTAAAGTTTTCATTTTGTACAATATCTTCAATATCTAATGAATTAATAATCTCTTCACAAACTGATAATTGCTCATTGATATAGTTGGATTCTTCAAAAGAGAATTTAACTTTTCCAGAAAGAGATGGTATGTAAGGATCTGTCATAAACACGCCAGGCGTAGGGTTTAATTCAGATACTTTAGCGTTATAATTTGCTTTAGCGTTATCAATAGTTCCAGTGTATCGCGTATGAAATGCAATTCCAATATCAGAATTAGCTATTTCATCTGCTAGTGCAGAGTCTAATGGAACAGCGTATATAATTGTGTTAGGCTGAAAAGTCAAGCACTCTTCTCCGCCAATCATCTCAGTGCTTAATGATTCACTATCATAAAGAAAATCACCCTGCCAAACTTCACCCTCAGGTATACCCATATTAGGAATTGATAGCAAAAGTTTTTGCATTTTTCTAACAAGATCTGGAGCGTGGCCATAAAGAACTTGACAATCTTCAGGAGTTCTAGCATACTTGGGATTTTTAGCAAATAGGCCTTTGGTAGCAACTCCAGGCCCCTCAAGACCTGGAAAACTCATAAAACACATGGCAGCTGGTGCACCATCAATTTTTACAGATTTTGTAATACTAGATTGACTCTCTGATTGCAAATCAGAGAATATGTTTTTTAGCGTTTCTAATAGCCAATTTACACCAAACTTTCCACCCAAATGAACCAAATCTTCAGCATGAGTACTATGAAGGTTTGTACCTTTTCCAAATGCTTCTTGAATAAATTGCTTAGCATAAATCGTCATTTAAATACCTCAACATAGTTAAGTAATTAGTTCAAGACTCATGTATCCTATTACGAACTTCTAGCATAAAAATCTCAAAAAGCATTTCTTCTTGTTCAGAAAAGAATGTCTTTATAAATCTAGGTATAGAGAAACGACTCTTAGGACGTCTCATCCAGAGTAGCAAACCAATCTTAAATAGCATTTGAAGACGATAAGGCAGCTCAGTCTTCATCTCATTAAACACTGACATTATAGTTTGAATAATTTCATTAAGATCATTTGTGGAATTCTTTTCATAGTCTGAAGAGCTAATTGAGGTAAACTTTAGCTTCTCTTGTATATCAATAAGCTCCATTTCATTATCATATGAAATCATGGTATTTAAGCTTACAATTCTATCAAGCTTTCTTTGCTTGCTACCATAAAGTTGTTCAAGTATAGGATACTTAATCCAGCCGGCAAAGGAAGTCTCTACTTTAAACTCTGGATCTTTATCATATCTATCAAACACTTTAAGCGTAGAATCGTAAGCAATCTCCATAACTCTGGACGGTGCAAGATACACCTTGCCCTTATTTATTTTAAGGGCAAGTGATCTGGCATAAGCTGTCATGGTTGTAAAAAAAGGATCTAATTTCTCTTGATTACGGCCACTCTCAATCCACTCATTTTGAAGACGTATAAGCTCTTTTTCTGTGGGCGGTTTTTCGGTGGTGTATTCATTAGAAATATTCATTTATACCAACTTTGCAAATACAATATTGTCTGTTCCATTCTTTACAAGAATGCCTAGCTTCTTTTCTTCCACATAGAATTCAAATTCACCCTGAAGCTTTGAAACAAAGTTCTTGATCGAGTCTGAGTCAACCACAAACTTGGTCCAGGCAGATCCGGGGTTTAGTGGACCAACCTTTCTAGAGATATTAGTTACAGACGGTACAGAATATTCAACCTCAAGTTCACCGTCTTTATTTACAAAAGTTAGCGGCTTCCAGGAGTTGCCCACAAAGAATCCAGAAAAGAATGCTACCAGTTCATCAAGAGCCTCTTTTGAAAGAGAGAAAGAATGATGAGTTGGGCAAATAGATTTAAGATCATCTTCTGTAGGAAGAGAAACCTCAGCCTGAGCATTGCTAATAAAAAGCTCCATTGAGTTGTCTGAGATCACAAAAGAGTCAGAGGTCTTGGGCTTCTTCTTTAAGAGAACCTGAGTGAGATCATTCTTGTTAAACTTAAAGAAGTTTGTAAGAACTGAGAAAATATTCTTATGAAGAATCAACCCATCATCACAAATTCCCACGTTAGACTTGGTAACAAGATCTTTTGTGTAAATTTGAGATCTATCTGAGTACATAACCTTATTGTCAAATATAGATCCTGCATTGTTCTTGGAAAGAGCAATGAGAGAATTGGTCATGGCCATACCAGCAATAACATTCTCAGACAATGAGATATTTTCAGAGTAGTCTGAAATCTTAAACACATTTACAATGTCCATGGTGGGATCTTTTTCTTCAATCTTGGAACACAGTAAGTCCACAATAGCCACATCTGTGGTAACTTTCATGGTAGAATCAGTGACCTCAATTACCAGGTCACCATTTGAATTTTGAACTAGGTGAAGAAACTTTTCATAGTCAACTTCATAATTTGCATCTTCATCACAGGATAGTGATCCTAAGCTGGCTTTTGCAAACAATCCATTGCTGATATAATATAAGGAAGAATCACCAGATTTCTTGAAGAGAAATACAATCTTCTTTCGGTCCAAATTGACACCGTTAATAACTGACACATAACGGTTGATTGAAATCACACTATCCAAAAAAGTCTGATTTAAAGTAGCTTTCATTTTTATAGAGTCTCCTATTGTAGATACATATAACCAAGGGTTTCTAAGTTTCCATAAAGATTTTTCTTATAGAATGATAAGCATTCATGGAGACGCTGTCTCCTAAGAGAATAGATATTATATTATTACTATTATAGATATTATATAGCTGCCATTTTATGGCAGACTGTAGACTGCTCAATAATGGCAGTCTGGTGTAAAATTCTTTTTTACACGGTGCAAACACGTATTATATTACTTTAGTAGAGGTACATATGCACAACAAGATGCCAGAGAGATGGGCACTAGGTTTTAGACAGGCCAGAACATCCTCAAACAGCTCCAACGCGCGAATGGTATCCAAAAGAATGGGAGCTGTTCTAATTAATGGCAAAAATGTTGTAAGTAAGGGTTACAATACTTTCTCAAAAACTCATCCAGAGTATCAAGATATTGATGAAGAGGGAGAAGACTTCTTGCGTAATAGCCATGCAGAGCTCATGGCACTGGTACGTAGAAAGCATCATGACATCAACAATCTTACAATGTATGTTTATCGTGAACTTGATGACGGCACTCCATCTTTCTCTCGTCCCTGTCACATATGCATGAAACTCATTAAAGAGTTTGGTGTTAAGCGTGTACGATTTATTGATGAAATAGGCAATTTTGTAGAAGAAAAACTATAAAAGTTTTTTACAATTCACCACCGCTGCATTATATTAGACCTACAAGGAGAATACATGGACTATTCTAAGATGACTGATCGCAGCTTAACTACACTTGCAAAGCAAGGAAATGATGAGGCAACTCATCAACTATATTTTCGTTATAAGAATTTTGTTTATAACCATTGGTCAAAGCTTCGGTTAAATCTTGAAAAGATTAACAATAAGACTTACACTAACAATCTTGCAAATCTTAAAACAGATTTTGAGAATGATTCATATGTTGCATTTATGGATGCTCTTAACTATACAAATATGGAAAAAGTTGAGAATGATAAATGGAAGTTTCTAGGTCCTTATGGTTTCTATCTGTCTAATCTACGCCGCACTTATCGTCGTAAAGCGCTTAAAGGAAATAAAGAAATGAGCCCAATCATGTCTTTTGGCGAAGAGGAATCTAATATGCTAGACTCTGTAAAATATGCTCATATTTCTGCAGAAGATGAATTCATTAGGAATGATGATGAGCATAAAGCTGAACTCTTTATTAAAGATCTACAAAAGCATTTGAGTAGTGAAGAATTCAAGATCTCTGCTCTTAAAAAGCGCGGCTTATCTATCTCTGAAATCAAAAAAGAAATGGGAATTACCACTAATGTTTATTACAAGATCACCAATAACATTAGAGCAAAAGTTTCATCTTATATGAATTCTTAATGTAAGAACCAGCCAGCAGCAAAGCCTATTATCAAAGCCACTGGAACTCCCCAGAGAAGTAAATTTCTTTGGAGTTCAAGGCTTTGTGATATAGTTTTCAAACTGTTGATTGAGGTTTCCAAATTGCTGTAATTGGTTTTCAAAACTGCTATTTGATCCTTGGAGTCTTGTAATTCCTTCGTTAATTGCACCAAGGTTTCCTTTGAGGTCTTCAACTGATCTACTAATAATTCCAATTGACTTTGCAGAGTCTTGGATAGATCGCTTAATTCCTGATTGGACTGTTGCAATATTGTCAATTGTGCTTGCAATTGCAGATAATTGCCCTGTGAGGCTGATAACGCTGTCTGAAGTTCTATTAAGCGCGTCTTGTAGTCCACTAATATTTTGTCTAACTGTAGCTTGATCGTCTTGTAACTGTTTAATAATTGTGGTAAGTTTACTGTCACTGGTTCCGGTAAGGGTGTTGTAGATGACGTCTCCTGTGTAAACAGTGAAGGAGATAGCAAACAGACCAGCAAGAGCAATAAGAACAGTTTTGATGCTTGGCCTAAATCCAAAAAAAGTAAAGCTTTTTTTCTTATCATTTTCCACACCAGTTTCCTCACATATAGAAGCCAATTACTAATTAGTCAACAATAAGAAAGCTATTTTATTGTTATATTTTCTTTTGGAGATTTATTAATGGCTAACACTTTTGCTAAAATTTTAGGATCAGATGAAATTAAATTGTATTGTCCATCCGTATCTAATGGAGACTATATAATTTTTCCAGCTGGGTATATGATTGATAAAGTTTTGATAAAAATTATAACACAAGCAGCTGCAGAAACTGATACTATAACAGTTTACACCGGAATTGTAGCTACAATTGAAATTCTTGATACGCCAGTTATTAATGAATATGTTATTTTAAATAGATCAATGTTTAGTGATATAGCAAGAACTGGCATTTTTACGGCCGATACTGAATATCAAATAGTTTCTACGCCGGCTACTGCATACGATGTGACCTATTACTTAACCAAGATTTAAGGAATATTGAATAGTTTTTTAAAATGAAAAACGTTATATTGGGTTTTGCTGTACTATTTGGTGCTATTATTTTTTTATTTGGAGCTACCACCCGGTCTATCACAAAAGATCAGCATGTTGACCTAAGAAAAGCGGATATTTCAGTTATAAGAAGCATTGTAAGTAACTCTTTAAAAGAGACTCAATACTTATATAAGAGCCCTTATAGCGCAATGATTTTTGAAAAAGCAAAAGAATGCGGCGTTCCCATTCATCTTGCTCTTGCTCTTATTGATACAGAGTCTGGATTTGATCCACAAGCAACCAACATTAATAAAAATGGAACAATAGACATTGGTTTAATGCAACTGAATAGCTCAACATTTCACACTCATACAAGAAAACAATTATTTAATCCAGAAATCAACGTATCCTTAGGGCTAAGATATTTACGAGATATGTATGATCGCTTAGGATCTTGGGAAGACGCCATTATGGCTTATAACGCAGGGCCCTATCGTGTACAACAGGGCGTAGCACCAGACAGAACAATTGCTTACATGTATAAAATCATGCAAGAAGAACGAGATTTAAATTCTGCGTTCTTGGGCATATGAAAGAGAGTGATTTAAATAAAGTAATAGGTGATAGTCTTGATTGGTATTATAAGATAAGTGATTTGGACGCATCTTTAGGGGCAGCTGCAGCTAAAAAACCATTTGATGGCTTTGGAGCTTCCAAAGGATTTCCTGTTTATTGGGAAGGAAAGTATTTACATAAAGTAGAAGCATTTAACTTTGCTGATCTTAAGCAGCATCAGATTGATAATCTTATAGCTTTAAAAAAAGAAATACCTTATGCAAAATGTTTATTTATAATAGGAGTTCAATGGGCGCCAAGAGAGCTAAGAGCATATGTATTTGAAGATTTGCAAGAGATTGCAAAAAGAAAAGAAGAAAAGCGATCTATTTACGCAGAAGAGTTTCGTGAACTAGATAATTATGTAGTAAAAAAAGAGGGTGTATTTCGGTTTGATTTCTAGGAGGAACAAAACATGGTATTTTATGATTTTCATTGCGAGACCTGCAACACGGTAATAGAAAAAGAGTTTGATAATTTTGCTGCTTACGAAATTTTAATTGAGAAAAAAGAGATTGTTTGTGAAGTGTGCAATGAGGCACTTAAAAGAAGTTATAGCACGTCTAGTATCCATATTCCTGAATACATGAGAGCAGGTACTGAAGATAACGCCTCTCAAGACTATGCTAAACATATTATGCACAAAGCAAAACGGCCTAGTGGCAAAGAAAAAATTTACTATTAATCACTTATCTAATTTTATTACTAAATAACTATGAGTGATATAAATGATGGACAATTACAGTCAAAAATAGCTCGAAGAGGATTCTGGAAATCGGTTGCAGCACTTGTTGGTGGCTTTATACCCGGTGATAAAAAATCCAATTCGACCATAAGATCTAAGAATACCAATATTGAATTTGTAAAGATGCGAGAACCCAATAAGTTTGAAGATCTTTTAAATCAAAGTAATATCTTACGTGGAAATGGTTCTGAGAGACTTGAAAAGCTTTTTGATGCTTACCTAAGTGATGTTACTGACCTGAGTTATCAGGACAGAATGAAGCTGGTTTCAGAGATTGATTTCATGGCTCAAACAGATCCGTTTATCTCCAGATACCTAAATCTTCAAGCTGATGAAGCCACGCAATTGGACGTTCAAGACAACATTATTTCAGTTGAAGCGCCAGACACTCGTCTTACAAATCGTATTTATTCATTATTTAGACAATGGGGACTTACTCAAAATAGAATAAGATCCACAATCTTTTCTATTGCTAAATATGGCGATGCTTTCTGGGGTCAAAAAGTTTCAGAGAAAGGCGTGGAAAAGATTTTTCCACTATCAGTAAAACAAATCTTATCACGTCTTGAATTTAATCCAGTTAATGTAATGAGCTCTCTTAATGAACTAAGAGGATACTCCAATCTCTTAGCCAAAGATGCTCAAATTCAAATGATGATTGCCAATCTTCAAGGAGAAGAGGGAGATGGAAGTAATGTTACTGATATCTTTGATACCAAGCTTTTTGGTTTCACTCTTTATGAAGATATGGTTGTTCCGCCTTGGGAGATTACTCACTTTAGAATAAATGCTGAAGGATCTGAAATGTTTCCTTATGGTCGTACAGACCTAATAGATTGTTTAATTCCTTTTAAGCTATCTCAGTCCACTCAAACCTTACAAGCTCTTGCCAGAACCATGAGCTTTCCAGTGCATGTTTATAGTATAAAGACCACTCCAGGCATGGATGAAGTATCACAGTTTCAGGTGGTTGAAAAAGTACGACAAGAGTATGAGAATGTTGGTGTAACACCTGCTTCAGGTCAATCAGAAGTATACTCTGTTAATACCAAGATGTGGATTCCTGAAGGTCTTGTGGATTTGGATATACATAAACCAGAAGTTGACATTGACTTTGTTAAAGACCTTGAAATGTATTTTGATCGTGTTCTTATTGCAACCGGTATGCCAAAAGGCTATGTTGATCAAGAGTTTGGTGGATTTGGAAACAGTGCCATCTCTCTTATGGAGCAATATAAACCATTTGCGAGAAAGATTTACACACTTCAATCCTCATTTTTGGATGGACTTGAATCTCTGGTTCGTCTTCATTTTGCTCTTACTGGTGAATTTGATTATAAGACTCCATTCACTCTTTCAATGCGTTTTCCTGCAGAAGAGATGTCTGATGATAGAACAAATATACGTAATAACTCATTGGATTTGGTTTCAGGAATTATTGATGCTCTTAAACTTGCTCTTGGAACCTCTGAGGAAGAAGAGCTGCCTCCTGCAGTTATTAAAGATATTTTAAGTAAATATAGTTTCCTATCTCCAGAAGATATTGCAAAATGGACAAATGATGCCAACATTTATTGGACTTCAGCTATTGGAAAAATGAAATCTGGAGATAATGAAGAAAGTGGTGGTTCAGATCTTGGTGCAGATTTAGGCGGCGGCGGTGGTGGTGGCGGCGGAACCACACCACCAGAAGAAGAAACTGAAACACCAGAAGAAGAGACTCCTGCTCCAGACGTTGAAAATGATTTTGATTTTGGTGAAGGATTACAAAGTAAATCACGAGCCAATGTCCTTAGAGAGCTACACGCCAAACGATTTAAAGAATTAAGCAAGCGTTATACTGAAACCAAGAGTCAGATATATATTAATTCTTTGGTGGAAAATAACATCATGGAGTTCACAAAAAACAAGAAACATGTTAAGCTAATGAATTATGTGGAAAATTCCTCTTCACATTTCCTTGAAGTACTTGCAAGCAGCAAGGGTACTCAGCTTGGCTCTAGAAGAATTAAAGAAACAAAAACCACACTAACAGATCATATTAATCAATCAAGAAAAGAATTTAATGACGGAAAAGAAGACTTGCTATCAGAAGTGATGAAAAGTAAAGAAATTGACTAATCTATTACTAATTAATAGTTAAAGGATATAGAGAATGATCAAGCTTGTAGAAAGTTTTAGTATGACCACCGATCTTCAAAAACAGATTAGAAAAGTTGAAGATCCAGCATTACGTGAATCTCTTTTAAATCATTATAATGGTAATAAGTTAACTGAGGGCGCTTCATTAACCGAGGGTGTAACTCTTTGGGAAATGCCTGTTTCACGTTATGATACAACAAATGCTAATGGAAGAATTTATGAGAAAGCTCTCTGGGAGAGAGTTATTTCCGAACAAAGACATATTTGGGAAGGGGGACTGGGCCTCGCAGACCACCCAAGTAACGATAGTGATGGTAACTTTAAAGAAGCTGCTGTTGTGTGGCTAGACCTCAAACTTGATGAAAATCAAGTAGTTTGGGGTACATGCGCATTCGTAGGAAATTATGGTACTCTTGCCGAGGACATTATCCGCAAGGGTGGGAGAGTAGGATTCTCTTCATCAGGTCTTGGTGACCTGCTTGAGGGTGGACGAGTTGACCCAAAAACCTATCTCATTGAAAGAATTGCAGACATTGTGCTTAATCCTTCACAAAACGTGTTTGGTACAGCAAATAACAAGCGGGAATCGGTAAGTTCAAATACTGGCCGTCAACAGACAGAGTCTGTTGAAACAAACCTTCCAGATAAGGGGAACATCAGAATGTCAGAGAGCGTAACTATCTCTAAGTTAGAAGAAAAGCGTTTTAGAAAGGACATTGAAACTTTCCTAAATGACGCTGAAAAGATCTCAGATCCACAAAAGAAGCTTGCAGAAATGGAAGATCTTCTTTCCATGTTTAATAATGGAGCAGCTCCTGAACTAAGAGAGGCTGTAGAGAAGAAAATTGAAGGTCAGAAAGCCAAGATTTCTTCAATGCTCTCAGAAGCTGGACAAGTAGAAAAAGACTTTGGAGTTGAAAATACTCAAAAGCTTAAAGAAGGAGTTTCTCTCCTGGCCGCTGAAGTTCAAGTTGCTGCTCAAGAAGCCAAAGATTGGGAAAAGATTGCCAATGTGCTCTCAGAGTCACTTAAGAAAGCCAAGGCCAAGCTTGCAACCACTCCTTCAGCCAATTACGCTGCCTCACTAGCCGACAAGATTCAATATCTTCAAGGCGCTCTTAAAGAACGAGACAAGCAAGTTTCCACTCTTAAAGAAAGATCACACAAGATTCTTTCAAATGGCGCTTCAAAGCTAACTGAAGCCTCAGAACAACATGATAGCATTTCCACTCAGCTTGAAGAAGCCAATGCGCATGTTACCAGACTAGAGAAGAGAAACAAGATTCTTTCAGACATGGTTGTTTCACGTAATGCCGCAATTAAAGAAATGAAAGCAATGTTTAACAAGAAGATTGATGAAGTAAAAGTTGAGAAAAAAGCTCCGCTGGTTCCCACTGCCAAGGAAAGACTTGGTGAGATCTTGAACATCAATGAGAAATCAGACGTTGAATCCTATTGGACTGACCTAATTTCACGTCACGGCAGCTCAATTCTTCCTTACAAAGAAAGAATTCTTCGTTGCAGAACCATGAAAGAAGCTCAAGGCGTATATCTTAAGGTTCTTCCTTCACTCAATGAGGGCGCTGACTACTATGCCAGCCTAGGTGTTCCTGGTGGATCTGGCATTGGTATTAATGAAAGAGCTGCTCTACAAGAGAGCGTTGGTTTCGTAAAAGACATCAGTCCTGTTCTTTCAAGATTTCAAGAGCAAATTGATGTTGAAGCAAGCGACCGTTCATGGTCTTCAAAGCACAAGAAGTAATAGGAAAAAAACTAATGAAAATTACATCAAAAGATATTCTAGAAGCAGTTATTAACAAAACTATTTCTATTCAAGAGGCAAAGTTTCTTCTTGAATCCGGTGGTGTAGAAGTAAGATCCAAAAGTATTCTTTCAAAACATGGTGTCAAGCGAACATCCCAAGTTACAGAAAACTACAACGATCAATGGATGTCTGACGATAACTTTGCTCAAGAACCTGAAGACGATATGGATATGACCGTTGACCATGTTCGTAAACTAGTAACTGATAAGCTTGTAGATGAAGAAGGCTGGAGACATGAAGATGTTGAAGGCGTCTTAGATCAAATAGCTGATAGAGATTATATTCGACAAAGATTAGAAGGTGGAGAAGACGCTGTATCTTTAGCTAGAGAGTTTTTTGACAAGACAATCTCTATTCAAGAGGCAAAGCTTGGTAAATCAAAAATTACAATGAATGATATTAATCATGCATATGAATCAAAAATTATTACTTCTAAAGAAGCGCAACTTCTAGTAGAAGAATACGGTCAAAAAGATGGAATGTGTCCTGATTGTGGTTGCAAGCTAGAAGCGGATGGACACTGCGCAATGTGTGATAAATAGTATTAAGTATACTAATTAATTAAACAGAGAATGGAGACAGGTCGTTGGCCAGTCTCCTTATCTATTATACAATATGAATAAGTTGGGATGTTATATACCCGAAAAAGATCGATCTATATATCGAACAAAATAAGAATTTTTTAAGAAATTCGTTTATATACGAAAAACGTTAAGAAAAAAGAATATAGATTTTATTTCGGAGAAAAATAATGTCCCTAACCGCAACAATGCAGCGCAACGCTGCTGGTCCTGCTGTTGATAAGGCCTATCTCAATGAGAGATCCTATCGCGCAGACCGTCTTGTCGAGAAGTGGTCACGTATTCCTGAAGTTGGTGTAGGCCTCAAGAACCTTGATGAAGGCACCGCTCGTAATACCGCCATTTACTTGGAAAATCAGACTCGTATCATGAGTCGTTTGACTGAAGCTCAGCTTTCAAGCTCATTTCAAGGCTTTTCACCTGAAAACATGCTACGCCTAATTCGCTTGGTTTATACCAACGTAATTCGTCCCAAGCTATTTACCGAGTTTGCTATGGAGACGACCAAGGATAGCATCAAGTACATTCGCCCAGTTTACACCACTTCAACTGGTGGAACCGCTATCAATCGTACTTTTGGTGATTACAACCTCAACGGTACTCAGAAGCCCCAGAGCAGCGATTACCGCAAGGCCATGTATGAAACCTCAGAAAGCCGCTATGCCTCAGAAGTAGCCAATGCTCAGGTTATTGGTCGAACTGATGGTGGCTACTACTTTAACTTTGGTCCCCTTACCGTTGGTGCCAACGGCGTGGCTACTGGCACTCCCAATGGTGCATTTGCTCTTGGTTATATTGACGGTTATGCCGCAGTATTTGGAGTTGGTGGTGAACAAGATCCACTAGCCGTTCAGGACAAGATGACCAAGGCCTGGTTTGTAATTCCCGGAGCTGGCGTTACTATAACTCAAGACAGTCCTACCCTATTCCATGTAACTGGTTATAGCGGTGGTACTCCTCTTGCTTATGGTCGCTACGACTCAGAAAGAGACCTCACTGGTACCAACCTTGGCGAAGTTGAACTCGTCATGGACGACTACCAATTCAATCCTCGTCCTTGGACACTTGGCGTGACCATGACTCAACTCACTCAGATCACCTTGGATACGTCCTTTGGTGTTTCTGGCGAAGAGTTGCTTCTTGACTACGCTGGTCAGGAAATTCGCCGCTCACTTGACTACTCTGCTGTTAAGGATGCTTACATTGCCGCTCTTGGTAATGGCACTGCCTATTACACTGAGTTTGATGCTGAAGCTGGCGCTGGTACCAACGACTCATACGGACACACTGCTCAGCTTGTTGGACAGGCCATCGAGAGAATCGGTGACAACATGTACAATGACATCAAACGTGGTGGCGTAACTCGTATCGTTGGTGGACCCAAGGCTGTTTCTTACCTCCGCCTCAACACTGGCTTCACCACCAAGGGTGCCCAGGAAAGAAACGGTGGTTACCAGGTTGGTGAACTTCAAGGAATTCCTCTATTCAAGGTTCCCTCTGATGTTATTCCTAACGACGAACTAGTAACTGTGTTCAAGAATCCCGAGAACGAAGCTGACGTAGGCATTGCTTACGGTGTATTGGTACCTTTCGTATCAACTGGCCTCATTCAACGTAAGAACTTCTACGCAGAAGCTGGTCTTGCCACATATCAAGACAAGGCTGTTCTTAACAGCAAGTATTTTGGTCGTATCAAGATCACTTCAATCCGCTAATCAGATTTATGATTGCAAAAAAGGAGAGCTTCGGCTCTCCTTTTTTTATGTATATGAAATTTTGTCAAAGTAATTTTAATTTAAGTTCATACAAATTAAATTATGACCAAGCTTTCTATGAATGTGCTTAGATTGATAATTTTACACTAACTAGGTATGAATCAACGAGATAAAACCAGATATCGCGCTTCACCCAAGTGGAAAGAGACAAGACGGCTAATTCTTATTGAATATGATTACACCTGCTACATCTGCCAGATCTCCAAGAGAGCTTCACAATCGCGATACATGCAAGTACATCACACAGTTCCTGCCTCCTATGGCAATGAAAATCTTAGTGAGCTTGTGCTGCTATGTAGTAGCTGTCACAAACATTTATTAGAGCGCATACTACGACGCAAAGAGTTTGATATGCCAGGTTTTTTGACGCGATTGGAAGAGGTATATAATAGAACTAAAAATTGATTAAACGCCTCTGGTTTCTTTGTTTAAGAGATGAGTAAGCTTATCAGCGTACTTGTGAAGGTCATGATCTTCAATGGTCTTAAAAGGATGCTTATTAAACATTGAATAAACCAAAACTGAAAGACCTTCAACCCAACGATTCCAGGTATTCATCTTGGAGATTTCGCCGTGACTATCAATCCACTGAAGATCTCCAGCATGATTATAACCAAAGTTTACTGGTGGAACATGTGGAACAATGTCATTAAGATTTACATAACGTAGATAAGGAACATTGATAGCATTTAAGAATGCAGTATTTCCAAGACGTGGTTGTCCAAAGGTGATAAGCTGCGCTACTTGCAGTCCCTCTTTCTCTAAAAGATAGGTGGTGTAAAGAGCAAGAGCTCCACCAAGACTGTGGCCTGTAACATAAATGTCTTTTCCAGAATTCTTATTGCACCAATCTTTTACTCCTTTCCATAACTTAAGAGATTCATTTCTAAAACCCTGATGAACAAACCCATTCCCTTCCTTAACTTTAATAATGTCAAGATCTGCAAATACGTCACTAACTTCTTCTACCTGCGTGCCACGAAATGCGATCACCACTTCAGTGTCACTAGCGGCTAACTGGCAATTTGCACCATCAACATTGAGTTCTTTATACTTATCAAATCCTAAACTTTTGTAAACATCTTTTTGGCCATCGCTATAAGATGCTATAGAGATAATTGCAGCATCAACACTTTGACCTAACCGGGTTTTTCCTTTAAACATGAATAGCCTCCATTTATATTTAGTAGTTAAGCTCAATATCTGTCTCTACTAATTAAAAGGAAGATCTCGGTATTGAGATCTCAAAAAAGAGGAACCTTTTTAAGGTAAATAGGAGATGTTTATGGTTAAGAATAAGAAGGGTGGGAATAACCGCGCGGTTATTTCACCTCTAGGTCAGGGAGACTCATTTGTTCTTCCTAATGGTTGGTCAATCACTAAAGTGTATGCTGAATCAAACAGTTATTTAGGCCATACAGTAGATGTTGCTATTGGAACCGATGCACCCATTGAGACTGTTGGTAGAACATCTATCTGGTGGAGAGCCAATGATGATGACAATATGTATTTTGGTGGAGTAGCTCTTGCTGACTATGATGTATATGTTACCGATCTAGATTACGGCAGAGCAGTAGCTCATAAGGTTTATGATCTTTTTGGACCAGAAGGCGATGCACAAGCACGATTTGAACTTCTTCAAAATGGTTGGGAAGTTACTGGTATTACTAATATTCGCAATAATACAGCGTCCATTCATTGGAAGGGATCACCTCGCAAGTATAATGATACTCCTGGCTTTGATACTGACCGCGGTGAAGGAGGCGGCGGCGGCGGCGGCTTGGGATATAGTGAGACTGTAGAAATAGAGGGTGACTATTCAGATAACGTACTTGATCGCTCTTGCTACAATGCTTCCTATGTTGGTGAAGCCAAAGAAATGACCTACCACCTAGACTCTTGGGGAAGCAAACTTGGTGCTTATGACGAGTATACCACTGATGGTAGAATGTGCTATGTATCTTCTGATCTACTTGGTGTTGGTAGAATGGCATTGTATGTTGAAATTCAGAAGATGAACTAAGGATAAAGGAGAAAAAACATTATGGCAGTAACATTTGAAGACGCAGTTGATAAGGATCCTGCAGTAACAGGCTGGGTAAATCCCAAGGCCACGGTTAAGAAGGCAGTAAAAGATCCCGCTTATGTAGAAGTAAAAAGCCTGGATGAAATGCTTGCAAAAGTAGCCGCTGACAAAGCCGCTGCTAAAGCAGCCGCAGCCAAGAAATAATATCTTGGCTTAAAGCAAAAAGGAGCCGTAAGGCTCCTTTTTTATTGTACAATTTTTTCTTTAAGAAATTGTCTATAAGCCTTATTCATAAAGGGCTTAAGATCTTCTTCATACTTTTCTTGAATGCCAGTAAGCGCTGCTCGTTCTTCATCTGATAAGTAATTCATAGCAACGCCATTAAGATGCTTATCTGTTTCATTAAGCACCATAAGTGAATAGCTTTTCTTTTCACCCATAGCCTTAATATATGTAAAATCTTTGGTTTTCATATTTCTACCTCTGTGGTAGAATATAACCTACTTCTTCTTCTTGGGTTGTTGAATTTCTATAACAGAACCTTTCTTTATTAAAAGATTGCCATTAATAATAACATTATCTTTTACCTGCTCTTTTCCCTCAGCCACATATAAGGGGTGCTGAGGAGCGTCTTCTAGATCTAATAGCCCTAAAATTCCATCTCGTGTCATAGCCATAACTTTATTCTCCATGTATCTAAAATAACCAGCTATTGTGGCTTTGTAAAAAAATAATTTAGATAACTATTGTAGTTAGTTACCGGTTACTAATTACTTATGCCAAGAAACATTCAATCCAGATTAGGCTCAAAATTAGATAGACTCAAAAGAAAACTGATTGATAACTCAATTTCATTGGCTGGTAATACTCTTGATTTTATGCGAATATCGGCCAAATACACAAAACAGGGAGACCTGGAATCAAGAACCATTGATGATATAGGTCTTATTGAAGTGGTTATGCCACCAATGATTGATATTCCCATGCGTAGAGTTATTAATACAGAAGGAACTCTAAGTCTAGACTCTCTTGATCCTTTTGAAATGTTTCCTTTTGAGTGTTATACTCTTAATAAATATAATATTGACAAAGATGATTTGCTAATTCGCGTCTTAAAAGATCCAGAAGTAGACAGACCATACGTAATGATTCTTCAAATTCTTGAAACATTTATAACCATAGGCACAAATTATGCGCTTTGGAGAAAGTTTAATTGCGCATACTACAACAATACTCTTCCTCAAGAGATCTTAGAATTGGTGTCAGACGCTCAATTACGAAGGACGGAACTTGGATGGTAAAGCTAAACGAATTTGTTACTCATGTTCCTGGTCACAAGAATTCAGCGGGCGAATCTGCTCCTTGGGTGGTCAAATCGCATGAAACAGGCAAGATAATCTCAAGTCATGCCTCAAAAGCCGCTGCAGAAGATCATTTAACTCAGATGCGTTACTATGGAAGCAAGAAAGAGAATAAAATAAAAGAACTTGTTGGGTCTACTGAATTTAATCCGGATTTTATTAAAGATCTAGATCCTGAAATAACATTTGACAATCTTGATGAACTTTTAATTCCAGGAAAAACCAATGTACGCTTATTAAAAAATATACTGGTGCATTTACCTGAAGATGATCCTTTAGGTATTGACTATCAGGTGGATTTTCATGTTGATATTGATCAGGATCCTGACATAGCCATACTAGAAATAATTTTTTACGCTATCAGTAGAAGATCAGGAAGTCCCTATACTCAAGTGTTACCAGATTATGTAACAAATAGCAAAGATGAAAGCATTAAAAAACTTAGAACCAAAAGAATGTTTCAAATTTTTTCTTATGTTTTCAATGAAGCGCATAACATAGTAAATAAGTATTCAAAAATAAGAATGGTTTCTTTCTCTGCAAAATCATCAGAGGGTTATAGATCTTCTATTTATCAAAGATTTGCCAAATCTTTTGGTGGTGAAGTAAAAACTAGCCTTGAAGGCGGATTTGTTGAGTTTGAAATCTATCTTCCCGAACCTGAAAAAAAGGACATAAAAAGCTTTTTGGAGTTCTATTTTAAAGAGGATGGTGAAAGCGGAATTGGTGGTGGAGCAATAAATGCGTCCACTGGTGGAACTGGATCAGCTCAAACAGAAGCTCCAGAGAATGCGCTTAAAACGGTTACTTTGAATAGGAAAAATAAAAATGAAACTGAGCTATAGAACCATACAGTTTAAAAATGACGAAACATTAGTTTATCAAGGTGTATCAAAAACAGCAGCGGAAGATGATATTTATATTGATTTCATTATATCAGACTTTGATCAATTTTTTTCAAAAGTAGTAAATTATTTTAATGTAGTTTTTGATACAAAGTCAAAAAGAGCAATAATTTCTATAAAAAATAGAACAGATATATCTTTATCACGGATAAAATATATTTTTATTTTTGATAAAAAATATACCAAAGACGTAGATAGTCCAATTCAATTTAACAATGAATCAATATCAATATATCGTCCTCAATTTAACGTTTATGAAGACGTTCTTTATTTTAATAGAGAAACAGGCTCTACTAATGTTGAAACTGGTGATAATAATAAAGACAATGCTGTTTGGAAAGACATTAGAACATTTTTTAAACTTCTTGAAGATTAATTCATTCCTCAGGTTATATCTTCCTTATAAGGAATTTTAATGAGAACAAGAGGCGGAATGACAGATCAAAGTGAATATGATATTCAAGAGCGTGAAGCAGCTTTCTTAGAGTATGTTCAACAAAAACTAGCTGAAATTCGTAAGTATTCACAACTAGGAAAAGATGGAATGCTCACATTTTTTGATCTTAATCGCGCTCTTATGGAATACCAAAATACCAATCTTACTCTTATTGCCATGCACTCTATTGCTCGTAATGAGTTTAAACGTTCTGAAGAAGAGTATGAAGACTGGTATGCAGATAAGTATATTCAGGTTAGAGAAATAGAAAATCCTAAATCAGTGTCACCAGGAAAATGGGCTTCACAAAAAGAAATAGAATATATTGTGCGTACCAAATTCTCTGAGGAATTCAAGCAAAAAAAGCATGAGCTCAATATGAAAGAGGCTCAGATTTCTTTTCTTCGTCGCCTAACTGAATCATGGGGACAACAAAATTTCATACTAAGTAATCTTTCAAAAAATTTGCAATCAGAGGTTGCAGGTTTAGGAGTTTCCAAGGATTAACTATGAGCACAATATACTCTTTATTTATAAGATACATGCTATTAAATAAAAATAAAAAGAATTTTAAAAATATATATCAAAAACAAGTAAAAGAAAGACTAAAAAATTCTTTACTTATTTATAAAAAAGCTATAAAAGATCAGCCAGGAGAAACAAAAGTTTTTCAAAAACAAAAGCTTTATTTATTTCCAAGTAAAGACTCAGTTGAGATTAACTTTAAAATTGTTGGTGCCGGTTGGTCTGCAATTGTACATGATTTGCAAGACAAACCAGTACTTCTTGTTAAAGATGAAGAGATGGATTTTCTTTATGGTTATGCAATGCTTGTAAAAAGCAAATAATTTATCAAGAAACATACTAATTAAAATATATGAATACTATTTCATCTACTATTTTTATTGACTCAAGAAAAGCTGCTAAAATCGCAAACTTTGACGTCTTTGGAATACTAGATTTACTTGAAGTATCCTATCAAGATGATAGCAATGTCTCATTAAAGATAAAATCTTTATTATGCATGAAAGAAGAATGGTCTCCTTGCATAAATTATAGTGATAAGATTCAAATGACCGAAGATGAAATGATACGCTATCTTAAAAATGATCGCCACGTAAGTGGAATTATTTGGATTCCTATTAAAAATACCTATAATGAAGTATTAAGTCTTCTTAATAGTAAAAAAATACGCAGTATTGTCATCAATGAAGAACTAAGTCAACAAGTGCACTCTGCTGACATTAAGAATGTAAACTCTATTTTACAAGAACTAGGAAAATCCATATGAGTATAAAACAGGTTGTCAATAGAATTGATCAAGATGTAGCTTATGCCTTTAAAAAAATAAATGAAATGGATTATAAGAAAATTCTTAAAAGTGGCATTCTTTTAGAAGATCTAGAAGATAAAGAATTAGGAACCCGAGCTTATTCTTTAAGAGATAAAGAAAGAGCTATATATATGTTAAATCAAATGAAAATTTGGATGAGCTTGGTTAAAAAGTATCCATCACTGGATAATGATCAGTCAGAGTTTATAAAGTTTGCCTCCTGGTACCCAGAATTCATTAATTCATTGGATAGATATCCTAATGAGAATGAAGGAGAAAACTGGTATCTGTCTAGTAAAGATAAACAATACTAATAAAAGTATATTAAAGGAGATTATTATATGAGTCCAGATTCTTATATTTCTAGTATTTGTCTATTTGGTGGAGGAATGTGGCGTGGCGGACCACGAGGCTGGATGGCCTGTGAAGGTCAGTCTATGAACATTAAAGATCATGCTGCTCTTTATTCTATTATTGGCACCATGTATGGTGGTGACGGAACAGCCACTTTCAAACTTCCAGATCTGCGTGCAAAGGATGAGCATGGAACTCCTCAACCATGGGGACAGCATCCTGTTCAAATGATCTGCATTGAAGGAATGTATCCAAGCTTCCCTTGATGTTTCTGTAAAAAAACTCTTAGGGATGCAAATCCCTAAGAGTACTAAATAACTGTTGAGTAGCGGCCGCTAGCAACAAAAACACAAGCTGCTTCGTATGAAGGGCTAAACTAAAACTTTTGGAGGTTCTATTATGAACGCCAGATTTGCTTCACTCTCTAATTGGGCTGATGAACTATTTGATTTATTTGAAGTTGCATCAAAGCCTATTACTTCTTACCATGTTTCTACTCTTCCCGCAGCTACAGTGAATACTGCATATACCACAACCACTAACTGGGGTGGGGTTGTTGGAGGAACTTCAGTTAATATGGGTGGATATGCATACAATTCACCAACAGTTGAATGGTACACTCCTGTCACAAACTATATTACAAGTCACGGTACTCCATGGGATAAAGTAAATGGCTTTCCTCCTTGCAAAATTGAGATACAAAAAGACACCAAGTCTTTACGCTTTACTTTTGCTCTGGCTGGGATTCAAAAAGATCTTGTAGATCTTGAATTTGATGAAGATCTTATGGTTCTTTCTATCAAGAAAGCTGAGAAAAAAGAGGACAAGAAAGATAGTAAGTGGGCAACTTTACGTAATACCATAAAAGAAAACGTGAGTGGAGAGTATAAGTATGAGATTCCACAGAATCGTTTTAATGTGGCAGACGCCTCCGCCAAATGGGAAGGCGATCTCTTGGTAGCAGAAATTCCTGTGAAGGATGAAAAAGCACCTGTAAAGGTCAAGATTTCTAAATAGAGATTAAGGGCAATAAGCAATGCTTATTGCCCTTTTTTCTAAAAAAGATAAAATCAGTGTTATATTCTCATTATCCTCAGGAGGGATTAATGAACTCATTTGTAAAAATGCTATTTCTATCTGCAATAGCACTATTTCTATTTTCTTGTACGCCCAGTGAAGTGGCGTCAACTGGAACACGCGTGGCCTTTGTGTATATTGGACCGCCAGGCGATGGAGGTTGGACCTATCAACATGATCTTGGTCGTAAGTATATGGAAGAAAAGCTTGGAATTAAGGCAGACACAGTTGAAAATGTTCCAGAGGGGTCTGATGCTGAACGTGTAATTGCAGACCTGGCCACCAATCATGACGTGGTGTTTACCACCAGTTTTGGTTACATGGATCCAACTGTTAATGTTGCTGCTAAGAATCCCAAGGTGGTTTTCTTGAATGCTACCGGATACAAGTCAACAGAGAACCTGGGAACCTATACTGGTAAGAACTGGGAAGCATCATATTTAGCGGGTATTGCGGCTGGAAGTGTTACTAAAAAGAATGTTCTAGGATACGTTGGTGCATATCCAATTCCAGAAGTTGTTGCCAATATTAACGCATTTACTCTAGGTGCTCAAAGCGTAAATCCCAAGATAAAAGTTCTTGTGGTCTGGAGTAACACCTGGTTTGATCCAAGCATTGAAAAGCAAGCTGCTAATTCGCTGCTAGACAAGGGTGCTGACGTGCTTCTTGCCTATCAGGACAGTCCAGCCTCTGTGCTAGCCGCTAAGGAACGTGGATTATTTGCTGGTGGAAATGATAGTGACATGAATCGCTATGCTCCAGATACCTATCTAACCAACGCAGTCTGGAACTGGGGTCCATATTATACACGAGTGGTAACTGCCGTTCGTGATAAGACCTGGAAAAGTGAACAGTATGTGGGTTCTATGGCTGATGGTCTTGTAAACCTGGCTCCGCTTGGCAAGAATGTTCCTCAATCTGTTAAAGATGCAGTAGCCAAGGTACACGATTCTCTGGAACAAGGAACTTTTGATCCTTACACCGGTCCACTTACTGATCAAGACGGAAAGGTACGAATACCCGCAGGTTCAGTTCTACCACTTAACGATATTCTTTCAATTAACTGGTTTGTAAAGGGCGTTGAGGGAACCATTCCCAAGTAAGATTGCTACTAAATAGCATCATTTGCCTCCACAAAGTATCACGAAATGATACTTTGTGGAGGAAAGTGTGCAATTATTTTTTTACATTTGTTTTTAGTGTGGTTATATTAATACTACAAGGAGTCATTAAAATGGCAAAAAAAAGAATTCTTAAAAACATGAAGAAAAGTGAAGATACAAACTGCTTCTTTGGAGTAGAGCGCAAGCAGCTAATGAACAGCTATGGGCTACCTACTCATTTTGATGAGCTTGTTCGCTCAGACAATCACGAAACTCTTTCAGTTGTTCGTCCTGCCTATAAGCTAACTGAGCATGGTACTGCAAATACTTTTGTGGATGATCTTCTTTCCGCAAATGAAATTAAGTTTGAAACTCGCAAGATGACAGTTGCTCGCAAAGGATCACTCTTTCAGCGAGAAATTATTCTTCCAGAGATTAAGTTTGATGTCTTTGCAAAAGGCATTGATAGTAAAGCGCAGGATGATGGATATTCTCCACGTATTATTGTTCAAAATTCCTATGACCGCTCATCTTCCTTAACTTTCATCTTTGGCAATTATCGTTGGCTATGTGAAAATGGTAGTTCTGTTGGTCAGACTATAGAACTTCTACGCTTTCCTCATGTTAAAGAGCCTGACTATAATGAGATTGGAAAAATTCTTATGGAAGCTCTTGAAAAGAATTCAGCGGGCTTTGCTGCAAAAGCCAAGACACTTTCTGAAATCTATGGACAAAAGCTTAGCCCTACACTCAAGCTTCTTATGATGGAAGTGCTCTCCAAGAGACTGGCTAAAAAAGTGGTTGAACTTTCATCTGGTCTGGTTCACCTAGAGTATAACAAAGACGGTGATATTGTGGATGTTATTGCTGGAAAAGATGCTACAGCTTATATGTTGTTGCAATTGGCAACTGAAGCTGTAAGTCATCATGTTCCCAAGCTTTCCCAAAGAGTTTCTTGGGATCGCCGGGTCTCTTCAGTTTTTGGTTAAAATCAAACTCCTCTTAGACTAAAAAGTCTAAGAGGATGCTATGCTAGCAATTCCATCTTTTTAAAGCAAGTGCTTTGCGAGTTGGCTCACCATTGGGTTTCTTCATAGGACCTTTCACACCACCCATACGAGCACAAAAAGATTTTCTTCTTTTTGCAGCTTTGCTTCCAGGTTTTAATTTACTTGGTGGAGTTGTTACTGGCGCCTGTAAATGACTACCACTTTTCTTATTCTCTGCATCACGACCTTTTTGAGTCAAGCCACCTTTAGAACTTTTGTGACCTTTGGCATCAACTGCATACTCTAATAGATCTTGATCAGTAACTTGTTCAAGCTCTTCCCAAATATATTCTGAATCTAGATCATATAATAGTGCTAGTTCTTCAACTACAGATTCAATTAAATCAAATTGTGATTGAGCTTCTTCCATTAGAAAGAACTGAGCTTCTTCAATAGAGATTGTTTTGCTAATTAGAGCCTCCAAAATATCTTGTGATGTAATTTTTATAATACTCTCCTTAGGATTATCAGGAACACAATTAGGTACCTCACGTCCATCTTTGTCTTTCATACCAACCATGTGGTAATCATCCCAACATGGATCTTCTTTTTTTGTCATAATTTTTTTTTCACTAAGTATACTTTCAAATTTTAACATTCTTGCCACCTTTTTTATTTATGTCTGCTAGTATTAAAAAACTTTTGAATTTTACTGTAATACTCTGGATCTACTTGTGTTAAATGATCTTTAGCCACATCTGTTTCCATATCGTGTAAATCACGAGCTTTCTTAATATACTTTAAAAAAGTATTTCCATGCTCTTCATCTTCATCAGCAATGCCTTTGTCTAGTTCTGATTTAATGATTTCATCTTCTTCACGTAATGAACTTTCAGACTTGTTTGCAAGTCTTGCAGCCTTTCTTGCGTCTATGTCTGCTCTTTTTTGAGCATTTGCTGCATCTCTAGCTTTCTTGACGTTTGCTTTATTGATGTCAATTTGCTGTATTTCATCAAAATTGCTTTTAATTATGCCAAATAATTCTAGCTTCAAGTCTTCATCATGTGAATCAATCATTTTGCTAAAGCTATCAAAATCGTCATTTAAAACGCACTGTCTAAGCTTTGTTCCACTTATTGTTTTTATAAAATCAGTATCACTGGCTGCGCTGCTTAATCTATCTCCTGCTTTTTCAAAAGTTAATGGGTCTAAATAGTATTCTTTTCCATTGTAAGATTTCACCATAGACTCATATTCGTCTTCTCCACCCTCAACTCTGTCTGATCCAGCAATAAATGTTACTCCAGTATAGCCCATTTCATATAGCTTTTTAGCGGCTAAAACCGGACTTGAGGCGTCCGGTTTATCATACACCTGTATAGACCAATTATTTTCTAAAACAATCTCTTGTAATAGTTCTATTTTAAACTCAAATGGTATTGGGTTTCTCATTCTGTCTTCTGCATTTGAAGCTTTATTGGTTTTCCAATAAGAGGTGGTTGTAAATATCCAACCATCCGCATCTAAATCATTGGATAGATCATTTACTTTTTTAAAAACCACACTATGACCTTTGGTTGGTGGAGCAAATCTCCCAATACAGACCACAGCTAGATCTTTTGTTCTCATTTCAGACTCTCTTTATGATAAACTATTTCTAAATAATTAGTAATAAGATTGGCCAATGGTGAATAAAGACAGCTATATACTAATTATAAATAGACACGAGGTATCCCATGATAGAAAATAGACGCCAATTAGCATTTACAGGTTCACATACACACAAATCATATGATGGTCTTGCCGGGAACTCTCCTGATTCAGATCCTGCGGTTAGCACTGGGTATAACCTCATTTCAACAGATCGTTTTAGAAGATTATCTCTCATCAATGATTCTGACAATACCCTTTATGTAGTGCTAAATGTGATTGTTCCAAGCGCCCCTATTGCCTACCTAACAATTCTTACTGGAGAAACTCTGGCTATTGATATGGATGGAACCGCTGTGTGGCTTAAATCAAACAATACTGGAGACACATCTGCTTACAGACTCACTCTCTATGGCGTTGTTATTCCTGAAGTTTCATATGTTCCATTTCATTCAATTGAGATTCAATTTGATGGAAAGATTGATGATGGCACTGACATTCTTTATGATATTGCAAATGCTACAGGAGATCTTATGAGAGGAATGATTATTTCTACAATGGGAATTGATCCTGGAACCTATTTGCAACAGCTCAATAGCAATGGAACTTGGACCATAAGCCATATTCAAACTGGAGATATTGATACTACCATAACAGGAATTTATTATTAATGGCAGCAAATCTTCAGATATCCATAAATCGAGGAGAAACTTTTAAAAGAAAGTTTACTTATAAAGATTACGCTGAAGTTCCATTTAATATGACAGCTTGGACTGGCGTAGGCCAAGTACGCATTAATCCAGAAGACAATAAGTTTTATACAATGAATGTAACATTTAATCCAGATCAGTCTGATGGAGTGTTCTATATTGGAATGGATTATGAGGTGTCTCTATCTATTCCTCAGGTATCAAGAGATCCAACAGTTCCAGATATCTATGTTTATGACATTTTTTTAATTCATCCAGATCTTACAAGAGAAAAAATCCTTTTTGGTAAAGCGTTAATCTATCCTTCTATAACAAAAGGTGTTTAAGTGTCCACAAACCTAATCTATGAAGATGATACAATAATTGCTACAATTGTAGCAGATACTCCTCGTCTTTCATACCTTATTGACGCTGAAAATCCTGACACCATTCTCACAGTTGATAATGCAAATCTAGATACTCAATTGACTCCAACAATAGTAATAACTCATACTGTTAAAGATGAAGGCGGAGTAGGACCTCAAGGAGCGGGTGTTCCAGTTGGGGGGTTGGCTGGAGATGTTCTTGTTAAAATAGACTCTACAAACTTCAACACTCAATGGTTAGCTCCTTCATATAATTACGTTAAGACTTTACCAAGCACAACCTGGACAATAGCTCATAATTTAGGGCGAAAACCAATAGTCATGACTTACACTACTGGCGGAGTTAGTCTCCTTGGCACAGTTACTAATTTAAGTAATAACGTTTTAGAAATATCATTTTCAGCTCCTGTAGCTGGAACAGCACGGCTTATCTAAAGGAAGGACATATATATGGCTACATCACACACTGGAACTTATGTTTATACCGACTTTGACTTTAATGGCGTCAGTAGGATTATCAATATTCCTGATGCAACTGAAGATCAATCACCAGTAACATTAGCTCAATTCAATTCATTTTCTGAAGGACTTGCCTGGAAAGACAATGTCAGAGTAGCAACTCAAGGTAACATTACACTATCTTCTCCTGGTGCAACCATCAACAGTGTTACCATGGCTCAAGACAACAGAGTACTGGTAAAAGCTCAAGATGATGCCAAGACCAATGGTATCTACATTTGGAATTCTGGCAGCACTCCCATGGTCCGCTCATCAGACATGAATTCCAGTTTGGAATTTAACAACGCAGTTATTACTGTTGATGAGGGAACTTCAGCTGGAGTATCTTACAGACAAACTACGGTAAAGCCAGTCTTAGGTGATGATGATATCGTATTCTCTATTTTTGGAACAGGAACTCCTACAGCTTCAGAAACCACCGGTGGTACAGTAGAGCTTGCTACACAGGTTGAAGTTAATGTTGGTACAGACACTGGTAGAGTAATTACTCCTTCAACTCTAACCAACTGGACTGGACAGATCAAGAAGTATTCAGTACCTATTGGTGATACTTCTGCAACATCATTTACAGTCAATCACGCTTTAGGAACAAGAGATGTAACTGTTTCAGTGTACAGAAACAGTGGAAATTATGATCAAGTTCTTGTAGACGTACAGCATACTGACCTCAATAACATCACAGTTAAGTTTGCAGCTGGAAACGCTCCTGGAACTGATGCTTTTCAAGTTGTTGTTATGGGACAAATTGATGATAGAGGTTTAACCTAAGATTCCTTAGTTTTTACTAAATAAGGTAGTAGAACTCGATTAAGGATCTAAAATGGAAATATTAGGACCGGCGCCAACAACTCCACATGGAATTCCAGATAAAGCGTATGTAGACACTGGAATTCCTCAATGGTCTGACGTCATAACTTATGATCAATACGCCATTACAAATGTCGCAGGTACTCTTTATTATTCAGTAAATGCAGCTAATTTAAATCATGATCCTGTTGCAGATACTAGTCATACTTATTGGGCTCTTATTGTATCATCTACTGGAGGATCTGATCCATCTGATCCTATTCCACAATGGTCTTCAACAGTTACATACAGTCGATACGCCATTACAAATGTCGCAGGTACTCTTTATTATTCAGTAAATGCAGCTAATTTAAATCATGACCCTGTTGCAGATACTAGTCATACTTATTGGGCTCTGCTTATTTCAACAACCGGATCACAATCTGCAAACACTGTGTTGGCTGCACCCAATGGATCTGCCGGTGTTCCATCATTCAGATCACTGGTTGGTGCAGATATTCCCACTCTCAATCAAGATACAACGGGTACAGCTGCTACAGTTACTGGCGCAACTCAATCTAATATTACCAGTGTAAGCAGTGGGAGTAACGGTCTTACTGTTGCTGGAACTGCTGGGCTTACTCTTACAGTGGGCAGTGCAACCTCAGGATCCGGATCGTTCTTCAAGACATCGGGTACTCCTGCTCCAGCAGGGACAGATAAAATGGTGTATGACGGTAACTTTTATGCCACAAACATGTCAGCCTCAACACTTACATCTTCTGTTGCAGATGGAACAGCTCCATTAACAGTTACAAGCACAACAAAAGTTACAAATCTTAACGCAGATTTACTAGATGACTACAATACATCTACTTCAGCATCTAGTGGCACCATTCCTGTACAAGGTAATGCTACTACTTTTACAACCATTGAGTCAACAAACACAACGGATAACACATTAGGCACTGTGGCTTCTGGCGCTGTTCAGATTGCTGGTGGTGTTGGTATAGCCAAGAACCTGACAGTGGGCACAGGTTTACAGTTGAATGCCAACGCCAACTTGACAATGTCTTCTGGTACTGGATATTTTTACCAGGATTATACAGGAATTCATAACGATGCTTTTTCCATAACCGCTAGCTCATTAACCACAGCATCTGCAATAGCTATTTATAATACAGATGCTTTAACTTCAGGTAGAGGACTTGATATAATATCATATAGCACAAATAGAATAACCGGATCCAGCTTGGCTTCATTTTATGAAGGCGGAGCTAACGATTCACCTGACGTTACAGCATATGGAATATCTTCATTCATGGGTAAGACTGGAACAAATAACACAAACGTTGCAGCTTATCTGGAAGCCCGATATGGTACCAGAAATTATTCACTATTTTCATCCCTTGGTCTAATCTATCAAAACGATGCAACTGATAACACTCTTGGAACAGTGAATACTGGTTCTATTATCACTACGGGTGGTGTTGGTATATATAAAAACTTAACCGTTGGTGGATCATTGAATCTTGTTATAGGAAGTCTAGCTGCAAGTGCAGGTAACTTGTTCAGGACATCTGCACCTCCGGCTCCCACAGGAACTGATAAGCTGGTCTATGATGGAAACTTTTATGCTACTAACGCTTTTGCAAAAACATTTACATCATCAATAGCAACCGGAACTGCGCCATTAACTGTTACTAGTACTACTAAAGTAGACAATCTTAATGCAGATCTGTTAGATGGATACAATACCTCAACATCCGCATCAAGCGGCACCATTCCGGTTCAAGGCAATCCAACAACTTTTACAACCATTGCCTCATCAATCTCTACTGGAACCGCGCCACTAACAGTGCTAAGCACCACAAAAGTAGACAATTTAAATGCAGATTTACTTGATGGATATAATACTTCAACCTCTGCTTCAAGTGGAACGATTCCAGTTCAAGGATATCCAACAACTTTTACCACAATAGCTTCCTCAATAGCCACGGGAACCGCTCCATTAACCGTACTTAGTACTACTAAAGTTGATAATCTTAATGCGGATTTGCTTGACGGGTATAATACATCAACTTCAGCCCTTTCAGGCTACATTCCCGTGCAAGGTAATGCCACAACTTTTACCACAATAGCTTCTACAGATGCAACTGATAACACTCTTGGCACTGCGGCTTCTGGTGCGGTTCAAATCACGGGTGGAGCCGGAATAGCTAAAAACTTAACAGTTGGTGGATCACTGAATCTCGTTGCAGGAAGTCTAACCTCAAGTGCAGGTAATCTATTCAAGACATCTGCAACTCCAGCTCCCGCAGGAACTGCTCGACTTGTCTATGATGGTAACTTTTATTCCACAAATCTTTCTGCTAATACTCTTACCGCAGATTCTATTAATTTTGATACCGGTGCAGCAGTTCCTGCATGGGCTGAAGGCAGAGTATTCTATGATGCAGCTTCACACTCACTTGCCTATTACAATGAATCAAGCGCAGTAACAGTAAATCTTGGACAAGAACAACTTTTACGAGCTGAGAATAATACCGGTACAACCATTACTAATGGTATGGCTGTTTATCTTAATGGAAGTCATGGGAATCGTCCAACCATTGCACCCGCAATAGCAACCTCATACGCGGCCAGTCGTGTAATTGGTATAGCAACACAGGACATTCTTACCGGTGATATGGGTTATGTAACCATAAGCGGTAGTGTTCATGATCTCAATTTGCCAAGCAGTACTTATACTGCCGGAGATAAACTCTATCTTTCAGAAACCACTGCTGGAGCATTTAGACTCTCACAACCAGGCGATGGATATTTTTCTGTTACAATAGGAACTGTGATCAGAGCTCATCCAACCCTGGGTGAACTTTTTGTACAGGTTCAAATTGAAAGTATGAACAACCTCATGGTAGATGGCCAACTACGAGTTGACCTCACCACAAATGCTTCTTCTGCAACTGATTCATCTGCCTCAGTTTTTCTTCAAGGTGGAGTTGCAATTGCAAAGAAACTGTATGTAGGAACATCCATTACCGCGGGTTCTGCCGGTCTTTTCTTAACAGCTGGCAGTGCAACCACAGGAGCTGGATCGTTCTTTAAAACAAGCGGAACACCCGCTCCAGCAGGAACAGATAAAACAGTGTATGACGGTAACTTCTATTCTACTAACGCTTTTGCAAAAACGTTTACCTCCTCAATTGCAACCGGAACTGCTCCTTTCTCAGTATCAAGTACAACCAAGGTCACAAACCTTAACGTAGACCTGTTGGACGGTGCTCATCTGGATACAGATGGTACGTTGGCCGCAAACTCAGATACTGCAATTCCTACTCAAAAAGCGGTTAAAACTTACACTGACAATATTGCTGCTGGCCTAGACCTAAAAGAGTCCGTGATTGCAGCGTCTCATCCAGGCAATAATGTGGGAACAGGCGCTACCGCTCTTACCATAACCGGAGTTGCAAGCCCACTGGTTCTTGATGGCATAACCATATCTCTTAATGATCGGGTACTCATCAAAGATCAGTCAACCACAAAGAGCTCAATTGCTGCAGCAGCTCAAAATGGTATTTATTATCTTTCAACCGTGGGTACCGGGTCAAATGGTGTACTGACACGAACCGCAGATGCAGACAATACTCCAGGCGTTGAGATCTCTACCGGTATGTATGTTTTCGTAGAAACTGGAACTCAAAGTGGAGAAGGATGGATTCTGGCTGGAGTTAGTGGGGCAGTTACTCTGGGAACTACGGCTCTTAACTTTACTCAGTTTTCAAACGCCAATAAAATAGCTCTAGACTTGCAATCAAATGCTACCACGGGTACCATGAGAATCACTGGCCCAGCAGCTGAATCTACACGAGTCAAGACCATAAGAGACGCTGATGATACGCTACTTGAAGCGGGTGGAAGTTATACACCATCGGGTACCTGGACAAGCCTTAAACTCAATGAAAACGTTGCGCTGACTACAACCTCTACAAAGCTCAATTACCTGACAAGTGCAACCGGAACCACAGGAACCACTTCAACCAATGTGGTGTTCAGCACATCTCCAACTCTTACCACTCCAATCATATCTCAGATTAGTGGCTCAACTATTGCGTCTGGCACACTACTTCTTCAATCCACATCTGACATAACCAAAGGTGTGATAACCATAACCGGAAGTGGTGTTACGCTGAGTCACCTGACCACGGGTGGTGTGGTTCTTACCACATCCAGCGGTGTTACCAGCAGTGTGGCCATTCTCACCAGCGATAAGGGTGGTACAGGTAACGGATTCACCAAATTCAGCGGTCCTATCACGACAGAGCGAACAAAAACACTTAGTGATGCTAATGATACAATTCTTGAGTTGGCTGGTAGCTATACTCCTACTGGAACATGGACAAGCCTTAAGTTAAATGAGAATGTAGCGTTAACAACAACATCAACTAAACTTAACTATCTTACGAGTGCCACAGGAACTACTGGTACTTCCTCAACCAATATTGTGTTCAGCACTTCCCCAACACTAACAACACCTATCCTTGGTGTTGCTTCTGCCACTAGTATTAACAAAGTATCAATTACCTCCCCAGCAACTGGTTCTACCTTAACTATTGCGGATGGTAAAACACTTACTGCTTC